TATTGTTTACACGAAGCGAGACGACGCCACGAAGCCACCACCACCCGAAACACCTTAGAAGTCTAAGTTGTCCTCATCGTCCATGAGATCCTCAATGTCGCCCATCATATCCTCGTCGCCATCCTCAGCCCAAGCTGAACCACCATCGTCACCAGGATTCAGTTCGTAACCGCTGAGCTCTAAAACTTCTTCTTCCTCAACCTCAAAGAACGCGTCAGCCTCTGGTACGTCAACGATCTTGTCGAGACTATGCGTTGGAACTGATGACCCGCCAACAGGAGCTTCATCATCTACGTTGCGGGTCGTCGCGACCTCTTCAAGCTTCATCGCGTGGGGAGTCGAGTTAAGAGCCTCGATCTTGTCGTCTAGTAAATGGACTGGAACGTAGTGAAGCTGTTTAGGATGATCGATAGTAGATCCAGCTGTTCGAACCTCGAAGGCCGCACAATTACTTCCATTCGCGACGCGAGGACCTGCGAAGCGAATCCAAGCGAAGCCGGCTGTCTGAATCCAACCTGTGTATTCAGCTGCGTCATCGAATCCTTCGAGAGTCGGGATGATATCATCAACTGCGACCTTAACCCATTTCGCTCCTCGACCTGAGAAACGAGCCTTCACCTCGCTACGCCAATCATTGACGAGGCCAGTCTTCGCCGAACGACCACAAAGCGGTTTAACAAAAACACTGACCAGATCGTCAAGATGACGTTTAAAGGCCGTCACTTTAGGCTCACCACCTTCTTCGATAAAGTTGTTGAACAGTCCCATGATCATATCATCATCATATTGTTTTTGGTTTTCCATGTTGTCTCCTTGAATGTTTGATTGAATGTTTTCCATGGTTTATTATAATCCTTTGTTTTATTAGTTACACGTTTTGAGTTAAGTTTGATTCCTTGTTATCTGTAATACCAGATCGCGAAGGGAATCGCCAAGAATGTTGAGCCAAGAATGAGCGGGATTAAGTCGTAGATCATTTGTCCTCCTTATGGTTTATTATATCTTTACTTTAGATGAGTTACACGTTTCGGGTTGACGAGGTGAGAGGTTATAACCATAAGACAAATGCGGTAAGAGAAAGAAAGGTTATTAAGTCGGGAATCATATAAGCCTCCATGAGACCTCCGTGATTGAATGATTGATCGTTTGTCCTTACATCTGTATTATAGACTAAGGAATTGAGTTTTACACGTATTACGTCCTTTTCAGCCGAATCATCTCACATCGCAGTCCTCGTGTATCTTGACCGCTTCATCAGCTGGAGTTTCCTAGTTTTCAAAGATCTGGAGTCGGAATCCCGAGGTCGGTTGCCATCCCTTCCTCATCGTCCTTAGGAACCGCCGTTCCTATCCCTCCTTATGTTTTATTATACTCCACATCGTGGAAAGATACACGACGATGGCTAAAAGCCCCGGGGCTCTAAAGGGCCCCTAAAAGGGCCCCCTACAGAGGGCCTAAAACTCAGTGATACACGCCGGGCTAGGGGGTTTAGTCGTCTACCCGAATTTTCTTCGCGCAACTTTTTCAAAAAGTATTAGGGTACACATCTGAATACACCAAGATGTGCTTAAGCACGCATCTGAATATATCGAGTATAAATAGAGGAGTGTATATATGAAAGTTTGCGGCGCTTATTTCAAATAGTATTTTCAGCTTTTTGTGCGAAAAACTTCGAGAGAAATTTTGGAAAACTTTTTAATAATTAGTGTATAAGTGTATAAAGAGGTTGACATGATATTATTAGAAAGTTACATAAGAAGTGTTTTATTCGAAAGAGGCAGGTTTAGTAGTGGGAGTGGATTAGATGCTTATTTAATTGGTTTGGATTGTGAAGCCAAAGAACTTTTAGGATTAGTTAAAAAAATTAAAGAAAGTAATAGTGTGCTGAAAGTGTGAATAATCGTTTTGGCTATTTACAAATCTTTGAAAAGAAAAAAGAAATAATTGATATTGTAAAAAAAGAATTAGGGGAAGAGTTTGTTGATGATTTAGGTATTGAGTTTAATGATGATTTGCCTGTTGTGGTGAGAATAATCCAGGGTGACAATACTTCTAAAGAAAAATCAGGCAAATTAAATTTACAAGATAACTTAGATTGGATGGTTCATGATACTTGGCATTTAATTGTTGATAGAAGTTTTTGGATTAGGGAATTTTTAAGTAAAAGTGTGCATATTAGTCAAACGCTGGAATATTATATTGATAATAGTATTTTAGTAAATGGTAGTCGTACTGATTTTGAAAAAGATTGTTTAATGTTTTTGAGAAATTATAATTTTACATCTGGAGTAGGTGAATTTGATTGTGTGCCAAGTTTAGCAGCTTTTTGTGTTATGAACAAAGAAGTAAAAAGTGTGCCTGTTGAGTTTAAAGGAAAAATGAAAAATTATGAAGACTTTAATGAGTTTTACATTAGATTACATGTTATGAGTCCTTTATTGTGGAAGTCTATATTTAAGAGTTTAAAAGGTAAGTTGATTTTTAATCATTTTTAATGTATTTTTTGACGAGCTGGGTGTCTCTTGAGTCACAGACGTAATAGGATAAACTTGAACGCACAAATATATTATATTTTTTTATATTTGTGCACAAATCTCTAACTATCTCTAGAGAAACGGGTATTGAATGGGGCATTTGCATTGAATCCCCTAAATAGTTTCCAGTATGCAAAACAGTTTTGCTGAAATTGTGCAAAAACTTCGGGAGACTTTTTCGAAAACTTTTACATTTCCAGAGATAAATAGATTTATAGAATATTTTCAAAGTAAGGTTTTAAATATGAGAGTGACTGAGAGCAAGTTAAGAAGGATAATTCGCCAAGTAATAAAAGAAAGTGCTGGTGGATCATATAATTGGTATTCTGATTGGGTGGAAGCAACAGAAAAAATTAAAAAAAGAAGTTTATCAAAGATTTCATATGAATGTTTAAACGACTTTGGTATTTCTCGTGTTGATGCAAACAGTAACGACAGTATTGTATATAATTTAACTAAATTTCAAGATAGAGGAATTTCTGAGGGTGAATTAACATCTATCCTTTCTAACATATCAAGCGTACATGCTGCAGATGCTGATGAGATGTCAAGACTTCATTTAATGTTTACAGCGACTGTTGGGTTGCTAATAGAAAATGGAAAGATAAAAGTTAATTTTGGTGCTAAAGACAAAAATGCATTAAAACAAATGAAACCTGGAGAGATGGCGATTGTTGCTGCGATTTCAACATCTGGAAGTGATAGGTTACAATCTTGTTTAATATATGAAAAGCCAAGCAATCATTCACTTCCTGACAGGAGTAATTATTTTGTAATTGCACAAAATCCTCATAATCACAAGGTATTTGATAGAGAAGAGGCTGGTAATATAAGAAGGTATAACGAAAAACAGCAAGCTGATTATTTAGAGCGAAGGGAAAAAGCCGAGAAAAAAAGAAAAGACGAAGAGCTTCCTTGGTACGAATATACTAGATAATCTTTGTCGAGCTGGGCATCTCTAGCGTCACAGACGTAACAGAATAGTTTTAAGTTTGTGAAAGTATTTTACTGGGTTTGATGAAAAAACTTCGGGAGAAATTTTGAAAACTTTTTACATTTTCAGTTATAAATAGATTTATATGATGTTTTTTAAAGAAAGATTAAATATGAGAATAACTGAGAGTAGATTGAGAAGAGTGATTCGTCAAGTGATTAGCGAAAACATGCCTTACGACGAGCCTGATGAGTATATGGGTTATGGGTCGTATGGTGAAGTTGAAGATAGTGATGTTAGTCTTAAAGAGCTAGAGAATATGCTAATGTCACATAGCTATGAAGCCCAAAGAGCTGATGGTTATGGTGAAGTAATGCATGCGAAAGGTGAGTATGAGCTTGGTGTTATGAGTAAAGACGAGTACATGAATTTGCTTAGGCCTTTTATAAATGACGTAATTGAGCAAAGTGGAAGATCTAGTTTTTAATTATTATAAAGTGTAAATACAAATGAGAAGAAAAGACACAGCGCTATTAATAGAAGAGTGGAAACAATTTAACAGTGAAGAAGAGTTAATTTATAACACAAAGCTACTGTTAGAAAAAAATGAAAATTTCGACAAGCAAGTTTTAAAAGAAAGTTTTGCAGGAAAAATGACTGATTGGTTGCAGTCTGGATTTGACATTGTAGGATTTATTCCCGGGATAGGCGAAGGATTTGATGCGATAAATGCTATAATATCTTTATCTCGAGGCAGACCTTTCGAAGCTTTGTGCTCAATTATATCATTATTCCCAGGTGTAGGTGATGTTATTGGTAAGGGCGGAAAATATTTGGTTAAATATTTAGGACCAGAGTTAGATGATATTATTCAGGGTAAGATTTCAAGCCCAAGTGACTTAAGTGAAAACTCAATTTTAAAAAAAGAATTTCTTTTATTAGAGGCTAACAAAGGAGATGGAAAAATGTTTAAATTAGTTGTTAAAGCAATTTCAAAAACCAAAAACAGGTGGTTTCCTTTTATTAAAAACTTATTAAAAAGTGTAGAAAAAAACAAAGATTCAGTTGAACTGGTTAATGCAATAGAAGATAGTGAAATCAAGCTACCTAAAATTCCTGAAAAATTTAAGGAAAAAATTGGAGATATAATAAAGAAAAAAATAACAAACCCAAGTGACATTATGAAAAAAATTACTAATCTTGTTAATTTTATTGATAATTGTGCTAAAGAATAAAATATTTTTATACTTTTATTAATAAGTAGATTTATTTAATATCTATTAAAGAAAGTGACTTATAGAATTGGGTGTGCTGGGTATCTCTAGTGTCACGACGTTTATATAAGTTTAATCTTATGTGCGAAAATATATATATTATTAAGCGTATGAATAAGATTAAACAGGGGTCATAATATGAATCGTAAAGAATATAAATTATTGGTTGAAGGATGGAATGGTTATTTGAACGAAATTTCATCTGATATAAGTGGTGTAACAAAGATTAAATCATTTGTTGATAGAATAGTTGCTTTACGTGAAGAGACAGGGAAAGATATTAAGATTAGGGCACGATTAAACGGTACTGTACTAGAAGTTAATTTATTAAACTACTCAGTCTTAAGAATGAATGGTGTATTTTATCAAAAAGCTTGGCTTAATCATCTTGGAAATGTAGATAGAGAAGTAAAAGTTGATGGAACCCGCGATCCTTACGTAATAAAATATTCAGACGTAGGTGGAGGATTTGGGCCTTTACTTTATGAGATAGGATTAGAGATTGTTAGTTGTAACTTAGGTGGTGCATTAATGAGTGATAGAGGTGAAGTATCTGAGGAAGCTGAAAGTGTTTGGGATCGCTATCTTAGTCGATCTAAATCTGAGTTCAATCTTGAAGCTGTTAAGATGGATTTTTCTGATGAGTCTTGGGACGATGTAATGTATGATGCACCCTTTGCAGATATGTCAGACGAAGAGCAGGAAAGATTTAAACAGACACAAAAGTACACTCCAGATGATGCTTCTGATGACATATATCAATATTCAGCTATTTTAAATTCAGCAAAAAAAGGTAATTTTGTTGATGGTGATTGGAAAAATTTTGAAAGCCCTTTAGCATATGCATATTATAAATTAGAGCCTGAAGTATTGACATACATTGAAAGTTTAGAAGAAAACATACTTGAGATAGACATTTAAACTTGTTTGTTTAGTTCGTTAACTGTTTTTAATATATTCTGAATTTCATCTTCGTCAAAACATTCTCTATTAACAGCTTCTTGCAGTGTTCTAATTAAAATATTGATACATACTAATTGTTTGTGATTTATTAAATAATTCATGATAATTATAGTATGATAAGATTAGAAAGTTTACAATTAACATGAAAAAGACAGTAAAATATATTGCAATTTGCTTAACTTTCTTTTTAGTATCTGTAACTTCATGTTCAGAGAAAAAAGAAGACATTAAATTGCCTAGAACAGAGTGTGAGCAGATAAAAGACATTGTTACAGATTGTTTAGGGTTATATCGAGGTGCTTTAGGATATATAAAAAGTTGTGGTAATATATCTTTGTCTGAAATTAAATCTCTTGCAAGCTGTGAAGAAATATTTGAGTATATAGAAAACAAGGATTAATAATGAAAAGGCAAGAATATAAGTTGTTAGTAGAAAACTGGAATACTTTTTTAGTTAAAGAAGAAGAAAACTATAGTTTAATTGAGCAAAATATAAATAGCAATGCTGAGTTGTTGTATCTTTTAGAGTGGGGTGATAAACTTGAAAGATTAATCGTAGAAAGTGGTAACTATTTACTATTAGAAAGCTTACATGAATCAAATAGTTTTCTTGGAAAACTAATTAGATTAAAAGATAAAGTTAAAAGTTCATTTAAAGTTAGAAAAGATGCTATAGATGGTGAAGGCAACAAAGTCAAGTACGATGATAGCGAAGAAAGTCAAGTAAAACAAGAGTATACTAAGCTTGCTAAAGCAGGCATGTCAGCGATGGCTGCAATTAAAATTGCAACTATCATTATGACAGCTTTGACTCCAAATAGCTTAGCAGCTGGCAGCGCGCCAAAGAATTTTCAAGAACTTCCTCCCGGTGTTCAACAACTAATTTCTGCTGAAACGAAAATACCTGCTAAAGATTTGACTAGAATTCAATCTATGGAATTTAATGATTTTCATATAGGGCCTAGAACGCAAAATTTAGAGTTCGATGCAAAGAAAATAGGACCAAGTGAAGAGTTTAAAGCAGAATTAGCATTAGCTGCTGCGAAGAACGTTGCAGACGAACCAGAAAAAGTAAAAAAAGAAACAGCTTTAGAACTTCTTGATAAGTTAGGTTTGAAAGGAGGCTTACCAGATGACTTTGAAAAAGGTTCTGCTGAAGGTCGTGCAACATCATTAGGTATAGATACATCAGGTCCAGTTACAGTATTGAATTCTTTTGAATCTTCAGAAGAAGCAGACATGGAACTAGCTAATAATATTGTCAAGCTCATGGCAAGTCAAACAGACTTAGGTAAAACAGATGTTAAGACATATGATTATTCACCGACACAAGATGAATTCAAGCAATCTTTAAATAATTTTAAAAGTCTAGACAAGTCAACTAAAATAAAGCTTTTGAGAGCTGCAAAACTTAAAGCAATAAAGGATTTAATGGAAAAGCATCCTAAGATTTTTGATAAAGCAAAGTCATGGACGAGTACTATTTGGGGATTTGAAGGAGAGGGTGCAGGAAAAGATGTTTCTGATATGGGACATCATAAAGCGGAAGGTTCTAAAGAAGCTAGAGTTTTGAGCTCGTTATATGGTGCTTTTACTGATGATGACTTTGATTTTAGCGAAGTAAAAACATTTCAAGATCTTGAAAAAGTTATTGATGGTCATAATAGTTTTGCTCAAGTTACAGGTGACAACTCTCTTGCAGATGATGTAAAAGGATCAATTGTTACTTATGTATTGAAAAACTGTACAGACGCAGGTTTAGAAGATCTTGAATCTAATTTAAGTGGAGTAAAACACATTGATCAAGACTTAGAAAAGATTACAGATGCAGCAACTACTTTTAAAATTAGCGGAACTCAAGATTCTTATACAAAACTTAGGTAATAAGTTTAAACTCAAATACTAGACAAATAAATGTTTATAAACTCTTTTAAGAGATTCATTGCTGCTTTTATCTTGAAAATTTTTCGGTGTAATAGATATTCTTATTTCTTCAATGCCTGTTTTAATTAGTTCATAATTTTTTTGAGGTCTGCCGCTTCTTTCTAAATCACTATGATATTTTGTTTTACCTCTTACTGTACCATCATCATTAAAGTTGTACAATATTTCTTCAGCAGCAATTTCAAATAAATTAATAGCAACTTCAACTTCTTCTTCGCTTAAGTCTTCGCTGTCTAAGACTATAGCTGCGTGACGCATTGTTTCGTTAAAGTTTTTAAACTTATCTAAAAATCCCGGGCCCATATTGTAAGCCATGTCATAAAAAGCTTGCTTTGTATCTTCAGGAAGTACTTTAAAATATTTTACTTTGTTCATTTCATCAATTACGTGAGCAACTTCTTTATCTGCAGCGAGACCTGCTTGATCTAAGTTTATAGGATCAGTACTTGATGCATTATCATCTTGAATTGAATAAGTAGTAAAAAACTTTTCACGCCATCCCGGGAGTGTTTTTTCTATCCACTCGGCTTTACTTACACCTTTTTTACTTTGTTCTTTGAAATCTTTTTCTAATTCTTCATGTTCACCTTCATCAAGATCTGAAGTAGAAAAAGCTTTTGTTCCATGACCAACACTCCATTGATGGTGGTCTAGATATGGTAGTCCTCTAAAACCTTCGTGACTAAGAATACTTTGTTTAACTTTTTCTTTGTCAATACTTGAGTCGTATTCTATAGAGAATTTAAGATCTTCACTTTCACTTTTGTTTTTAATTTCGCTAAATGTTTTTTCAATTTTGCTTTTTTCTTCTGGATTTTGTTTGATTAGAGCATCTTTAACTGCATCTTCAGTTTTTTCTTGTTGAGCAGAGTACGTTTGACCACTACCTTGACTGCTCCCAGGAAATTTAACATGATCAGGTATACAGTTCCAAAGAGCTACAATCATTCCAAGCGTTACCAATCCTCTTGACGCATAACTTTTAAGACTATTGTACTTTGGTTCTATTGCAGTTAATGCTTTAAATTCTTTGCTTTGTTCGTCAGGTGTATCTTTATCTACATAAACATTTTCTTTTCCTACAGGTCTTAAGCCAGTCTGAACATATTTTTCAGGGTCAGATCCTGGTGGATGAGAAGAAACTGGTGTTAAATTAACATACCTTTTTGAGCTGTCGTCTTCTATTCCTGATTCTATTAAGAATTTTTTTATTAAATAGTGATTTTTTTTATTTTCTGCTATAATAATCATACAATACCTTTGATTTTATATTTAAGTATAATTATGAGAGACAAAATGAATAATGACGATTTATATATAATTCAGTCAGATGTAACTGGAATGATAAAAATAGGTAGATCTAAAAACCCAGAAAAAAGACTGAAACAGCTTCAAACTGGTAATCCAAATAAGTTAAAATTAATAGCTTCTTTTAAAGGAGAAGGATGGAAAGAAAAGAATATTCATGAAAGATTAAAAAGATATCGTCTTGAAGGTGAATGGTTTAGTTACGATTGCATAGGAAGCATTCCTGATAATCATTATGAACAAATATCTTTTGGCTCATTTGATGACTGGTGGGATAATTAATTTAATAGATACTTAAAGGGAAAAAAATGAATACAAAAGATTATTTTTATCTGTTTAATGAGTGGAAACGTTTTTTAGTTAAAGAAGACAACAATATCTTAAATATCGATAGTCAAATTCAAAAAGCAATAAAAAAAACAAGTGAGCTTAATAGACAAAAATTAAAAATAGACATCCTAAAAGAAGGAAACGAGTATACTTTAATCGCAAACTTTGTAGACGAAAGCAATGAAAATCATATTATAGAGGAAATAGCAGATATATCATTTAGAAAATTCCCGTACAGTCAAGTAAAAGATCAGAAAGGAATTGAAAGAAATGCTTATATAATCGAGCGCACTAAAATTGTCAAGTATGACTTAGGGCCTTTAATGTATGATTTAATAATTGAATTTGTCTCAGGTGACAATTCTGTATTGTGTCCTGATAGATTTGAAATTTCTAGTGAGGCTCAAAACTTATGGTTAAATTATTTTAATAAAAGACCCGAAGTGAAAACTGTCCAGCTTGATATCGAAAATGATAGTTTAGATGACAAAGAATTTCCAAACTTAACGCCAGATTGGCGAGATGATTTTTATCAAAATGTATCAATAGAAGATAAAGGTAAAGAGTGGTTTAACAGTCCTTTTTCAAAAGGATACTACAAAGATAATAGTTACGTTATTAATCAATTAAATCTTAATAATGATATCTTTATTTTAAATATAAAATAAACTAACAAGGCTTAACTATGAAAGATTTTTTTCTGGAAGAAATTAAAAAAAGTGGTGGATATTCTTGTTACCATGCACATTTTGACAAAGCTTATTTGATAACTCCTGAAATATTTGAAAAATGCCAATCATCGCTTCAGGAAAAATGGAAGCTGTACAGAGGATTTAAAATAAATTACACAAAAGAAACACTTTTAAACAGAATGTCAAAATGTATAGTTAACATGATTAATCAGGACGTGAAATATGTCAGAACTTTTGTTGATGCTGATAGTATTGTTGAACAAAAATGTATTGATGCTGCTTTGTGTTTAAAAGAAATTTATAGAGACGAGATAAAAATAGATATAGCAATACAACCTCTTGAAGGGTTAGAAAAAACAAAAAGTAAAGAAAACTTTCTAGAAGCTTGCATGAAATCTGATTTTATTGGCGGTCTTCCAGACCGAGATTCTTCACCAGATAATCATTTAGATTTGTTGTTTGGTTTAGCAAAAAGTCTTAATAAACCTGTTGACATACACGTTGGTCAAAACAATATCCCGTCTGAAAAAGAAACAGAGCTTGTGTTGGACAAAATAGAAGAACACAAACTTAAACAAAAAGTTAGTTTAGTTCACTGTATTTCACTTTCTTGTCAAGATGAGAGCTATATAAGACACCAGGCAAATCGTATGCAGCAATTAAACGTTGATGTGATAGTTTGTCCAAGCGCAGCAATAAGTATGAAGCAGAATCATTCTGTATACTCTCCTGTTCATAATTCAATAGCACCTGTCAAGATACTTTTAGAAGAAGGTGTCAATGTTAAATTAGGTATAGACAACATTGAAGATTTATTTATGCCTTTAGTAGACGGTGACATGTGGTTTGAAACAAGATTGTTAATGGAGGCAACAAGAATTTATGATTTGAAAAAAATACTAAATATAGTAACCTAGTCTTTGTCTAATCTAGGAATCCATTCATCAACTTCACTCGGGAGAACAACGTCAGACTGTTTTTTTGTTTTAATAGGTTTTTCTCCATTACTAAAAACTGAAAGTTTGTCAATTACAGCATTTTGCAATTCAAATATTTGTTCTCTTAATAACTGCATTTGAATTTGAGAGTCACGTAAGCGTGCTATTAAGGCAGCACGGTCAGCATTGGCAGTAGCAAGTTTATCCTTTAACTCTTCAACTTCAGATGGATCCCGACCAGATGCAATTGCGAGCATAGAAGAAATACTGCCTGTGAGCATACCTATAATACCAATTAGAATATCACGATTTTCTTCAACAATTTTTGTTGTTGATAAAAAATAAATAAGCTCACAAATAAGTGCCATAAATACAACACTAGCCCACCAACCACGTTTGGCTTTGTCACTTTTTGTAAATTGTTTGTTTGTTTTTTCTTTCTCTGCCATGATTTAAGATCCTATTAGTATGTTATACAGAAATATATATATATTTTGCAGTAAAGGATACACCCAGCCAATATAATGTTTTAAATCTATTCCTGTCATAGTGTAAAAAATTGCATTTCCATGGAAAGTATTAGCAGTCTTGATAAGACCCCAAACTAAATAACAAAATATCAAAAAGGAAAGTCTATATATAAACCACCAAAACAATTCATTTAGCGTTTTATTTCTCAATCTTGTTTTAATTTTTTTTGCGCCACCAATTCGCTTTGCTTTTTCGCCATCTGGAGGTGGTTGTAATTGTGATTCTATTAAACCAATAGCATAAATAGATTCAGGTTCAGCAACACCTTTAAATTTATATAATCCTACAAGCGCTGACAGGGCTTTTTTAGGTATGTATGGACTCCGGTGCCCATATTTTTTATATTGTATAAACGCAGATTTTGAGAGCAATATTTGTTCTTCTCCACATATAGACATAGTTCTTGCTGCAATATTTTTTCCAATTCCTTCAAGGTTAATTCTTTTCCCGCCAGCTCTTACGATATGTGCTTCAGACTTAACAATAAGCATTTTATCCCAATGTATTCCTACTCTACTACGAAAAGGAAACTTCTTTTTTCGAAGAAACTTTTTATAGTCAAAAGCAAAACCAATTGAATCTGAAACTTTTGAAAACATCATTAAATGACCATCAGAAGCATCTATTAATTGGCCGTTGTGTCTTGCAATAAAATTCATGACTGCTTTATCATGAATTCCGAACCACATTGCTGATATTCTTGAGCCATTTTTCTGCACAAACTTAGTACTACCAATTATATCTGTCAAGACAATTGCAATATGAGATTCAATCATATTCTCAGGTAAATAATTACTCATTTTTACACACACATTTATCTGATATATTTAGACATTCATAACAAATGCAATCAGGCCATTTACATTCTAAAGCTATAATGTTACATTTACAATTATATTTAATACATTCACAATCTTTGTTGTCCAGATTACATAAAGGACAAATGTGGTCTTCTGGAATTGGCTTTGTAAAGTCTCTTATATTTTCTTGAGAAGACATTTGCATTCCTTTTTGTTTGATATGTAAATAATTATCTGTAGGAATAGTAGAATAGAGGTTATATGTTTGATAAAACTCCCCTGAAAAGTAAAAAGTTTATTGCTTATTTAACGGCTGACGTTGGTTGGAAAATAGTAATTTTATATATGTTGACACACTTAAAATCAAAGTTAGAAGCTGGCGAACTAACTTTTTTAATGACAGTTGTTGTTACAAGTGGTGTAATTCAAATAGGCTATATACTAGGTCAAGCAGCATTAGATAAATATATTAATGCTGCTGTTGAAATTCTTGATAAAGATGATCAAGAAAAAAAGGAAAAATAAAATGTGTAAATATTTATTTGAAAGTCTAAGATATAATAAGTGTCTTATAAAACTAGATAAAGTAGAAAAAAAATTTTTATATGAATCACTTATACGAAGTATTGAAAACAAAAACATTAATCTAGAATTAGTCAAAAAAACTATTAATAATCTTTCTGAAAGAACTGACGTCCGATATTTTTCTAAATCTCACATTAATCCTATTTCTATTGAATTAATGGAAAGGATTAATGAATTCATTAAAGAAGATGTCGGAAGAAATTGGCAAACAGTTTCATTCAGTTCAGAACCTGAACTGGTTAAGCGATCTGTTAGTATTTGTACACAAACAGGAAAGTACATTGTATGCTGCAACTCTAAAGAAATATATTTTAGTGACGAAGACTCTGCAGTTCTTTATGCTAGAAATAATAAATGCTATTAAGTTAATAAATTTTATTTTTGTCTAATATAATATTGTTTGCAAACTTATTTTAAACTCAAATTGAAAAGTATAATACATGAATTATTGGATCAACCATTTTCCTTATAAACAACCTAGAGACGCTCAAGAAAAAATTATATCTAAAGTATTAAAAGAATTTAACAATGGGAAAAAATACGCAATCATAGATTGCGGAACAGGCGTTGGAAAGTCTGCTATAGGTTTAACAATAGCAAGTTACATGAATGAATCTTCAGACTATGAAGGTGTTTATGAACCTGGTTCTTACTTTTTGACAACACAAAAAGTCTTACAAGAGCAATATGAAAAAGACTTTCGAGACAAAGGAATGATTTCTTTGTATTCTTCATCCAACTATTGTTGTTCAAAAGATGGAAAAGCATCTTGCAAAGATATACAGACAGGCTTAAGAGCAAATAGCTTGTCGAAGAAATACGAAAAATGCAAATACAGCTGTGTTTACAAAGCAAAGAAAAAAGACTTTATTGAAAAAGACAAAGGTATTACAAACTTTTCATATTTCTTGACAGAAAAAAATTATAGTCAAAAAATACCTAACAAAAAAGTTTTAGTTATTGATGAAGCACATAATCTGGAGTCAGAATTGTCCAGGTTTATTGAGATTAGTGTTTCTGAATATTTCTCAGAAAAAATACTCAAATTAAAAATACCCAAAGACTTAAATACACAGTTTAGAGTTTTTAATTGGATAAAAAACAACTATATAGTTTCTCTTTCACAAAAGAAACAATTTATTGAAAATCAATTAGAAAAATTTGGTATTACTAGTAATAAACTCGATGAGTTTAAAAAAATTACTAATCATTACGAAATGATAACTTCTCATGAAAAAAAAATAAAACAGTTTATAGAGATATACGACAAAGACAATTGGATTTTTGATACAGATAACAGTAGTAAGAGTTATAAAAAGTTTATTTTCAAACCAATAGACGTATCTAAATATGCTAAAGACTATATTTTAAATTATGCTGATTATGTTATATTTATGTCTGCTACAATAATATCACATGAAGGCTTTTGTTTAACTTTAGGTCTTCCAGCTGAAAAAACTGTTGTTGTAAAAGAAGAATCACCATTTCCTCCGGAGAATAGACCAATAATATTTTCACCTGCAGGAAGTATGTCTTTTAAAAATATAGACAAAACGCTACCAATATCAATTGAAATGATAAGCTCTATTCTTAGTCATCACAAAGATGAAAAAGGAATAATACATACTCATAGCATAAAAATTTCTGAGTATATTAGAAAAAATATTCCAAAAAAATATAAAGACAGAGTTTTGATTGCTTATGGCGAAAACAGAGAAACAATGTTAAATAAACACAAAAAATCAAAAAAACCCACAGTCCTCATATCACCTTCAATGGCAGAAGGTGTTGATTTAAAAGGCAGTTTATCAAAATTTCAAGTAATATGCAAAGTTCCTTTTCCTTACTTGGGCGATAAGGTCGTCAAAAAGAAAATGTCTAAATGGGATTGGTGGTATGATGTTTCAACAATTAGGACTATAATTCAAAGCATTGGCCGAAGTATTAGATCAGAAACTGATACTGCTGTGACATATATACTAGATAGCGATTGGAAGAGACTCTATAATAAGTCTAAAAAAATGCTACCTAAAGATTTTGAAAGAAGTTATTATGAAAATTGAAGATGTCATTACAGGTGCAGGTGTAATATGTTATTTTGATAATAGAAATAATTTAATTAAAGATTTAGATCAGGAAATCTTATATTTAGTTTTACAAGATTTTAGAAATAAATACGACTTTACTAAAGGAACAAAAGATAAAGGTGAAGAAGTTCTTGAGTGTGCGATAAGAGAGACTTACGAAGAGTCAAATTTAGATTCTTTTAATTTTGAAAAAATTTACAATCCTATTATCGCTAATAATAATTTAGTTATGTTTATGGGTCAAATTAAATATGAAACAATGATTCAAAGAAACGATATCATAAAACTAAAAATTAACAAACAAATAAACAGTCCAGAGCATAAATCTTATAAGTTTTTAAGCTACAAAAATATTTTAAAAGTTGATTTGTATGAATATCTTTTACCATACTTAGAATCAGCACAAAATATTTTATATTAAATTTAATTTTTATATACTTGTTTTATGAGCAAGTCAAATTTATTTACGCTTGTTAACAATTTTAACAAGCTTGTAGAAAAACAAAAAAACAGTAAAATAAGAATTATTCAAAATAATGCTGTTTATAATAACAAGAGTTTATTTTTAAATAGCTTAATACAAGATGAGTATTTTAAACATAGTCCATATAGAAACATTATTTTAAATTATATTTTAAAAGCTGAGAGTTATTTAAAAGGTGGCTCTTACTTGCTTTTAAAACTTATGGTCTTAAAAATAAGAAAACTTGCTATAGATAAAAGCAATATTGATAAAAATTTATCTAATCTAGAAAAAGCAATACTGCAAAATTCAAGTAGCAAAAAAAATCATGAAGTCATAAAACAAATACTCAACTTTTCAGGCTCTGATAGTAGTATTCTATGTAAAAAAACTAAAAATAGTATAATAGAAGTTGCAAAAAATACACACCCAGAAATTTTTGTCAATATTGCTGAAGATTTTAATAGTTTGTATTTTAAAAATCAGAATAGCAGTACTAAAAACTTTTTGACTATTTGCATGGATGCTTATCTTGAAAGAGAAAGCGAAATATCGACTGTAATAAGTAAGTCAATTGAAAGTAGACAGCCTGTTATAGTTTTTGCAAGAGGTTATTCTGACAATTTTAAAAGAAACATTAAAAATATTATATTAAAAAGTAAAACATACATTTATTTGTATGAAGTTAAATTTGACAACAATGATCCTTTTCTATTAAGAGATATTGCAAGCATACTAGGGATGAAAGTTTACTCTTTAGAGTCAGGTGATAATATAGCAAAAGATTTACTTCAAAAATCAAAAAGCAATTATTTAAAAGTTTTCTCAAATAAAATCAAAATATTAAACCCTAACTTGAAAATACAAGAGGAATTAAACAAGCAATTGAAAGATTGCATAGACGTAGATTTAAGAAAATATTTATTAAAAAGAAAAAAAAGATTAACATCAAACACTACTGAAGTTTTAATACCAGAGACAGAAATACAACTTTTCGAGGAAATAAAAAACGTTGTTCATTTCTACAACAATTCAGCAATATCAGGTTTTGTAGAATTTGAAGGTCTAATTTATCCTAAAAACACATTTAATTTTATTGATGTCCTTGCAGAAAGACTTATAAATACTATAGATAACATTGAAGTTGTAGTTAAGTTAAAGGAGAGTTAAGTGTATCAAAAACATCTTATCGAATGTCAATGTACTTTAAGTATTTTTAAAAATAATAACAAAGTTGTTTATCACAAAATACCCGTCATATCTTTTTTTAATGAAAAAGACGAAGCAAAAGAAAAATATGTAATATGCAATAATTGTGGAATTGTTCATAGAGTTTATGAAGTTTTTAAAAGTGAAATTAAATGGGGAATGGAAGATTTAAAAAATCTTGTTAATACAAAAGAAGATATAGAGCAAAACTTAAACTTTTTAGGTAAAAGTGAGATTGTTAATATTTTAAATAAAGAGCAGTCATATACCTGTGATTGGGAACTAGCTGAATATTTAATTGAAAATAATTTAAGTGGAAATATAATTTTACAATCAACTGAGTCTGATAATAATATTGTACATAAGGTTTTAGAAATTAAAGGCGACAAACATCGTATTAAAAAAGAAATTAATCAGAGGTATTTGTGAATAATCTTGATCCAAAAAGCGAAAATGACTTGAAGTCAATCAATAAAGCTAGAGATATTCGTAAAGAAATACTAGACTTTGGGATTAGTCAAAAAGAAATTATCAAGCTAATTGAACTGCTTTGCTTAGAATTGGAAGATACAAAAATTATGCGAGAAGTCTTGTCAGTTGTAAAACCTACTAAAAAAGAAGAAAAACCAAAATTATTATTATAAAAGGATTTTAAAATGGAAGAAAGATTAGAAGAAGTAGCAGTATCACCAGAATCTGTTCAAGAATATTATAGTTCATTAAGACTACTTGTAGAAACTATGGAGTCAGATGCACTCAAGTCAGAAAGAGGAAACAAAGCAGCCGGAGTAAGACTTAGAAAAAGTCTAAGGCATTTAAAGAAATTTTCAGGTGATTTTGTTAAGTTTACTTTAGAAAGTTAGATCTATTTTTTTTCTTAACTTTTCTACAATACTTTTCTCTATTTGACAGACTCTCATTCTTGTTATATTAAAAAGATCACCTACTTCTTGCAAAGTGTGTGTATCTTTACTTTTGATTAGATTAATTACGCAATTATTGTTACTGCTATCTAAATCATGCCAGTATCTACATGATTTATTTTTACAGCTTTTATTTTTATTTTGATGGGCCTTAAAGCACGTAACGCTTTTTTGAGAATTAATTTTATCCATGTTTTAATAAACCTTTCTTTTAAGTTTAATATTTATACTATTATAGAAAGCCAAGAAAGATTTTACTAAAACATGCACGAAAATTCAAGAAAAACTTTTGTAATAGATACTAGTGTTTTATTATATGACATGAATTCTCTTTTTAATATGAGTGGAAATGATATAGTAATACCTCTAGTTGTTCTCGAAGAGTTAGATAAGTTTAAAACCCGAGAGGGTTTGTTAGGTGAATATGCCAGATTTTTTAATAGATTTTTTGATGAACTAAGAAAGCTAGGAAGTCTTAACAAAGGAATATGGTATGAAGACTCAGATATTAATATCGTTGTATCTTCTAGTTATTATTGGGATAATATAGATTCTTTAGATAAAAGTACAAACGATAATAAAATAATAGCATGCGCTAATTTAGCAAAAAGATACAATCCTTATACAGAAGTTATTGTTATAACTAAAGACATAAATCTTAGAGTAAAATGTGATGCTGTCGGAATACTATCTAATGATTATTACGCAGATTATGAATTCATTCAAAAAGATAATCTTTACAAAGGATACGAAGAAATAATTACTTCACATGATATTATAAATTCAGTTTATACCAATAAAAAACTTTTAATAGACAAAATCCCTGAAATTGAAAAAAACAACGTTTTATTGACTGAAAATCAATTTGCTGTTCTTAGAACAGATTACAATAATCAATCATGTCTTTCTGTTAAAAAAGGTGAATATATTTGCTTAGTCGAAAAAAATTCTAAGCTAGGAATAGAACCTAAAAATAAAGAGCAAACTTTTGCTTTAGATCTTTTAATGGATGATAAAATATCACTTGTTTCATTGACAGGTATTCCTGGAAGCGGTAAAACTTATTTAGCTTTGATGACTGCACTTAAATTTATTGAAATGGAAAAAAAGAAAAGAATTATATTTACCAGACCAATTCAGACTGTCGGTAAAGATATAGGATTTCTGCCTGGTGACATAAGCGAAAAAATGTCGCCTTGGTTAGCGCCTATTGTTGATAATTTTAGGAATCAATTTGGTGATTTAACTTATTTTGAAATGATGATTGAAAAAGGTCAAATAGATGTTGCACCTTTATCACATATTAGAGGAAGAAGTTTTAACGACGCGATAATTATAGTTGACGAAGCTCAAAATGCAACTGTGCACGAGCTCAAAACAGTGATTACAAGAACTGGTAAAAACTCAAAAATAATACTTTTAGGTGATATTGAGCAAGTTGATTTGCCTTATATTAATAAATTTTCTAATGGATTAACAATAATTGTTGAAAAATTAAAAAATGAAAAAATAACAGGACACGTTAATTTTGAAAAAGGCTATAGATCAGAACTTGCTAATATCGCTGCAAAAATAATATAAGGATAGTAACATGACAGCTAGTAAATATGATTTAAATCGATTTAAAAAAGTTTATCCTCTGATAAGAACAAAGCCCTTAATTCAAGAATTTACAGTTGTCGACGGTCTCGATGCAGAAACGACTATTTTAAATTATACAAATTCTCATGCGCAAACATATAATTTTGTAAGAAGTTATACAACAATACCCACAGTTTCAGCTACACCTGAAGATGAAAATGTTAATGTCTATATAACAAGTTTGTCTATTTCATCTGTTACTATAGAGAGTTCAGCGCCATTTACGGGTAAAGTACATTTGCAAATTCTTAAGGACACAAGTCAAAATGTCTAACTATGAGCATGGTAGATTTATAATTGAGCAAGGAATTTACGATAAAACTGTGTATTTGAGCAATAGTTATAACAATGAAATAGTTATTAAGTTATCGCCTATAAACAAAAACATTAATGTATATTTATCTGATGTTCAAAATAATTATTTTGTAGCATCTAAAAGTTCGAATGAGGTGATAGAAGTTAGCTACGTAGTAATAGAAAGCGATTAATAATGCCAAAAGATTTTTTAAGTAGTCAAATAAAGACTGGCCAAATCATAGGATCAGGCTCTCAGGACAGACCAGAAGTTGTAATTGTAAATGCTGATGCAACTGATGGCGTGGGAGGCATCAATGCTGACGTTTTAACAAGTAAAGCTGGAGATGATGTATTTCTCTTTGTGAGTGGCACAATCGGAGGTAAAAATGCTTCAACGCCGAACTCAGTCTCAGTTTTTGGAGGCGATGTTGTTATAAGTGGCTCGTTATTTGATGCTAACGGTGATTTAATAACTGGCGGAGGTGACGGCTTTCCAACTGGTTCAATAAATATTACGGGTTCAATAACACACACTCAAGGTGTAAATATAGGTTCTGCACCTGACGATGATTATACAGATGGGCTATTTACAGACTTAACAGAAAATACATTGCTTGGTGATGTTATTGATAGATTTAACGAAGTATTAGGTAATTTAGCCCCAAAGCCGGCGCCTAATTTAAGCACGATAGCAGCAAGAAACGGCGGCAATCCATCATATTCAAAGTCTGGTTACCTTTCTTTCGGCGCGCTTAATCCTCAAGAAAGCTCTGGTTATAGTTCTGTCTTGAAAGAAATAAGCTCAGGGGATCCGACAGAAGATCTTCATTTTAGCGCTGTTAATGTCAACCAATTATACGAGCCAGTTGCATCTAGTCAAAATTTTCACAAGCTTGGTCTTACAGACGGGCAGCAAATTTTTGTAGGAGAATTAAATATTCATGTTACAAATGATACATATACAAATTCTATTATAAACTATTCAGACACAGCTTTTAATGACGGTGACAAAGGTGAATTAAAACTTTATCGTAACAACACGTTGCTACATACATTAGACTTATCAACTCTTCCTGCAGGCACAAGCTCAAGTTTAAATAATAACGGATCTGGTTTTTTTAGTATTACTGATAGTAGTTTTGGAAAATTTTCAAATAACGAAGTATTTAACCTGTTTAGTCACAGAAATGCTATGTGGATTTTAGATCCAGCAGATCAAGTTAATGGATTAAATTTTGTTACAATAGTTCATGAAGTAGGTGCTGATGAAAGAACAACAACTTCTGCACAATGGGTTAATGATAACAATAACGACCCATTAACAGTTACGTCTTCTACCTTAGTTTTTAACACAACAGATACCACAGTTTCAGAAATAAAACATATATCAGGTGTAAAATATTTTAAAGGCGCAAGTTTAGACTACAGTGCTGATATTGAAAATTTTTATAAGTTTGTATATGATAAAACACCTGTAACTTTTAGTGCAAGTGAAAATGCAGGCTCAGCTAGCTTAAGCTTTTCTTCTTTCGTAATACCAGATATTGATACTGCTACAGAAGATCATACTAAAACTTTGAGCATAACCTCTTCTAGCCAGATTGGTTTACCAAATAGTAATAGAATAATTACTAGTAATTCTGAGGGCTTTGGTATTGAGTCAAACATAACACACCCGTTAAAGAGTATTGCTTCTGTTGATACTATTAGCAGAGCTAGGGGTATTCTCATAGACAACGTTAATCCTACAAGCACAGTCACTTTAGAAAACTTTGATGATGAAGATTATAGACTTATTATTGGTGATTATTTAAATCAAGCTGATATCAATACTGGTAACGAGTGGGATGAAACACAGACATTAATTATCGGAAATCTAGGCTATGAAGATAGCTTGTTAATTCACAATGGTAAATTAATGTCAACAACTAATTCTTCAATTGTTAATGGTGCTAATTTTTCTTCTTTAGATAACAGTCCTGCTAGCAATGTTGATTATTCTACTACCAATATAAAAGGTACAGCGAAATTTTATATTAGAAAATTTAAAAATGAAACAGAAAATTCAGTCAGAGATTTTAGTTATAGAATTTCTGGTAATAGCGAAATGCTTGAAGGAACAACGTTGTCTGATCCTACAAACAGTATTAATGTTTCGTTTAAGATACCTGGAAAAACTGGCTGGATGGATGCAGCGAAGGACTTTATATACAACAATACATCAGACAGCGACGGTGGTAAAAACGGAACCTTTACGTCAGTTACTAATTCAAATCCAGAAAATTACTTTACTTTTGGAACGCAAGAGTTGTTAGATGACGAGTATATGATTGTTAGGGTAAGATCAAATAAATTGTGGTCTGGTAATTTAGAAAGCATTAGTGTAGACTTTAACGATGGTGTTGCAAATACAAATATAGTAAGTTTAACAGAAACAGACTTTTTAAACATAGATAACAGTGTTGATGCTTCTAATGTTAAGTTAAGTTTTGGTACCTCGTTAGTTAAGAATCAAGATTATGAATACGAAACAACAGGCGACGTTACTTTTTCTACTACACCAAATGATGGTTTAGGAGACGCTATTCAATATACAAAACATAATGACTACATAAGCACAACTCTTGACGGAACTTTTGTTCTAAGTTCGATTACAAATGAAAACTACTTTTCTTTAACAACACCTTCAACTTTAGCTGCTTCTCCTAACCCTATTGAAATTGTAACAAGCGGAGCAACAATACTTTACGAGCTTAGTGATCCTAATGATTTATCAACAAAATCAGAAAGCTTATTGGCAAATAGCTTTTCTTCACACGGCATGCAATTTGAAGAAGATAAAGATTATTATTTTTGGCGTGAGTCAGATAATCACTGGTATTTTAGTGAAACTAGTTTTCCACACGATCCAAACGGTACAGGACCATATGCAAATGTTACTGGAATTAGTGGTGTAGGTGTTGCTGATGCAAATAGTCAATACGTAGCTTCAACTTTAAGTAACGGTACTGTTAGAAAAGGTGTTTACGATGGCACACAGATAATTTCTGGAAGTATAAACGATAATATTTCTGGTCAAGGTACAAATAACAATAATTTTCCTGATAATGCGTGGGGTAGAGGAGAAGCGCATAAAGGAACGTTAAGGCTTGAGATAAATGGGGTTACTCATCAAACTATTGATCTATCAGATATTACAACTTCTGGAAGCTTTTTGACTAACAATAGTGGCCTAATAATTTCAGCAGCCGCACAGACAAAAGATAACAATGATCTCTCAGACTACCGATATTTTTATAGAACTGGCACTATTCAAATAGATCCAACACATCAAAGGCTTGGCTGGAATTATGCTAGAGTATTGCATGAAATAGACGGAAGCACAACTGACACTACTAACTATGTAGAATGGGTAAACAATGACGCAGACGGACCTAATTTTGAATCAATATCAAATAGTAGCCTATTAAGCTCTATTACAGAGTCTAGCGGGACATTTAGCGAGCCATTATCAGGTATATTTTATTTTCATACACCTGTAGGAACTTTATCGCAAGAAGTAAATGATGTATACAAATATGTCTATAGTCCTGAAAGTAATGCTATTAACTATAGCACTTCAAACATATCAGTTAATTCAATAGCAGTTTCAGGTGATGGTGTAAATAATAGTACAGTTAACAGTTCTTCTAGAACTTTGCCAAGCTTAGATACCAGTGTAACAGACGCATTTGATAAAAGCATTACCATTGAAGCTGATTTTACATACCAGAGTACAGTAAGTTTGCCAGGCAATTTAATATCTGCAGACCTAAACTACACTGTTAAACATCCTATGGGTGATGCTAGTTCTGGTCAAATTAATCTCCCGAAGCCTTTAATATATAGAATTAATGATACAGAAACAGCTGTTATTGAAGATTTTTCAGCTGAGACTTATAGACTTCAAGACGATACGTTTGGATATAGTCAGCAATCTGCTATTGCTTCTGGATCATGGGACTCTTCAGAGAGTTTAGTCGGTAATAACGTTGGTCACTCTGGTGGTTTGCAAGTATTCAACAATCAGTTGATATATCCCGCTATAAATTTTTCAAACGATTTGTCATCTTTGTTTGTAGGGCCGATTAATAATTCTGACTATTCAAATGCAAGTGCGACTAGCGAAAGAACTTTTTTAAGAAAGTTTCAAAATACTACAGCTAGCTCATTAAAAGGTTGTAAAATTCAAATAAAAGGACAAGGCTCTAAAATTTCAAACAAAGCTTTCGATAACTCATTAGGATCTTACGATCTAAATTCAGATGAAATTAAAGTTTTTGTCAAGATACCTGGACAAACAGGCTTCCTTGATATTGCAATACCATGGACATCAGGACAATATAACGATGGAGATGGCAGTTTATCTGGAGATTTAAGCAGTGTTATTACTAATATAAATACAAGTGTAACAGAAGATAATGTAACCAGAACAATCCAGGGAACAGAAAATAATATTACTTTTGGTGTAAAAGAAGTTTTATCTAACGAGTTCATAATAATTAATATAATTGCAAATGATTCTTGGTCTGGTAATTTAAATAGAATTGAAATAGTTTGGAGCTAAATAATGAGTTTTTCTAGTGCATCAAAGGAGCAAATATCTTTAAAAAAGCTTTTAGGTAAAGCTCATACAAAAAATGAATCAGAATTTTATAATGAAAGCAAAAGTTCAGGCGTTTCAGTCAATGCAAATACAGTTTTTGCTGAAGATATTCCAAGCAGTCCTTCGAGTTTAAGTCAGAATCAAACAACTAATGATATAGTTGAGCATGTTAGATTAGAACTAACCCCACTTACAGAATCGATTCAAGATGGAAAGTATCATGCTTTTTCTGCAGCATTACCTGCTACATATGAAGACAATGCTAGCCATTCTAAAGTAGGCAACGGAAGTTTTAATAATTCTACTAGCATTCATTCAACACAAGGTAAAGTTCAATTTGTTTCTGACTCAGCAGGTTTAGATTACGAAGTTAAAGTTTATAACGGTGGGACAGATTCAGGAATAGATTCAGGTTCTAGAATTCCTATCCTTGACAATAGACGTTGGTACTTTGACTATTTTAACGGTGTACTTTTTCAACAAAATCCTAAGTTTAGCTCGAGTATTCAAAGTGTAACAACCAGTCTTACTTCAGGCAAAAGCTACCAAATTAAAACTAAAGGAAATACAACAGATGCACAGTGGCGATCATTAGGTATTCCTTTGAGCGTTACACCCGAAGCTGGCGTATCTTTTATTGCAGCTGCCTCTTTACCTGTTGACGTTTCAGGCTTTGGCAACGGTGAAGTTTATCCAGCAGAAAATCCTGAGCATATCGAAGCATTTCTCTACATTGGTAAGATGGCAAGCGAAAGATTTACTGAAGGCAGTGGAGGCGGTACTTCTGTAATTAGTGATCTATCTGATGTAAACTCATCAGGAGTATCACAAGATCAGATATTAAGATGGAATGGCAGTACTTTTATACCAAGCGACGATATTAATACACAGTTGACAAACGAACAGGTTCAAGATATTGTTGGTGAAATGGTTTCTGGAAGTGCAAATTCAGGAATCAGTGTGACATACGCTGACAACAATTCTGCAGCTGGGAAACTTAACTTTGATGTTGATTTAAGTTCTTTTTCTATAAATGCTCTTTCTGACGTAGACACATCAAGCGCAGCAGACGGAAAAATTCTTAAGTTTGTTAGCGGTTCTTTAGTCGCTTCTGATGAAACTGATACTAATACACAACGAACAAACGAGGAAATTCAAGATATCGTTGGTGAAATGGTTTCTGGAAGTACAATGACAGGAATCAATGTAACATATGCTGATAACAATGCTTCAGCTGGGAAACTTGACTTTGCTGTTGATTTAAGTTCTTTTTCTATAAATGCTCTTACTGATGTTGATACGGCGAGTATTTCAGAAGGTCAAGTTCTCAAGTTTAATAGCGGTTCTTTAGTTGCTTCTGACGAAACTGATACACAGTTGACAAACGAGCAAGTTCAAGATATTGTTGGTGAAATGGTTTCTGGGAGTACAAATTTAGGAATCAGTATAACGTACGCTGATAACAATGCTTCAGCTGGGAAACTTAACTTTACTGTTGATAATACGATCGCTCGATTAGCTGATCCAGCCTTTACTGGGATTCCAACAGCACCGACTGCCGACTCTGGGTCTAATGATACGCAAATTGCAACTACAGCTTTTGTTAACACTGAATTGTCAGAATATGTAATTGCTAGCGCTTTAAGTTTAAATAGCTTAAATGATGTATCTTTTGTAAGTGGATCAGATGCTCAAATATTAGTTTATAGTCACACCAACGATAGCGACGATACTAATGACAACTGGCAAAATGTAACAATTTCCGGGGATGCAACAATTAGTAATTCCGGCTTTGTAACAATAACTACAGGTAGCATTTCAAATTCAAAAATTAACACACCTTATATTGACATCTTATCAGGTGCATCTACAGATAGACTTAATTTAGGTGAAATACTTACTGTTACAGGATCTTTAAATGAAATCGAAGTTTCAATAACCAACGACGTTTCAGGATCGACTCCGGGTGCAACACTGTCTATTGGACTACCTGATGATGTTAAAGTTGAAGGTGATCTTACTGTTGGAGGTGATCTATATTTAAGTGGATCAGCAACTACAATTGTTACTACTAATTTAGACGTAACTGACTCTATAATTAGTTTAAACAACGGTATAATTGGTGATGATCCTAACAATCCTGTTGCAAATCCTGATGCTAATGATATTGGTTTGTTTTTTGATCGAGGTGCATTAAGTCCTGCGCTATTTTTTTGGGATGAAGCAGACGACGTATTTAAACTAGGAATTAATTCCGGAAGTATTGATTCGACAGCTAATGATTTGCATGACGGAAATTTTGGATATTCAGTCCTTAAAATTGCAACAGCAAAAAATCAAAGTAACGAAACAGACTTAACATCTAATGATAACACAGCTGCGACGACTGAATGGACGACTTCTAAGATTGCAAACACTTCAATTAATGATTTATCTAACGTTGTTGGTGCTGCTGTAGGAAAAGTTCTTAAATTTAATTCTGATCTTGAACTGGTTCCTGAAGACGCTAGTGAATTTACTGCTGATACTTCGTCGTTGTGGGCAGAAGGTGATATTCAAAACCCAAATGACCCTGAAGCAGATCAAGTAAGAGAGCTTTTTCCTCACGGAATAATCGATGGTACTTTAGACACAGGAATGTTTGCAATTAATTTAAGTGCTGGTAGTATTAACTATTCTGATCCAAACGTAACATTACATAGTGTTTTAGAAGAGTTAAGCTCTATGAATGCTTATACACCGTCCACAAGATCATCAGCGAATATAGATGATACTTTTTTTGAAATTTATACTGATCCCAATGATGATAGTGGAGCTGAATGTATTCGACCAAAAGAGTAAACACAAATAATATATGATAATATTGAAATCAAATTTATAATTTTATCATCTAACAAATAGTTATATAAGAAAAAGAATATTAAGTTAGGATTGTAATAATATGACTACAAGAAATTTAGTTCCAAGAGGAGACTCTGAAGGCAAGCTAGGTATTTCCAATAAAAGATGGGAAGAAATAAATGCTGTTAATCTAAAGATTGACAATTTATATAATGCAAGCGGCAGTTCTCTATTTGTAAAAGGCCCGGGAATAGGCGATATTGCACTTGATGGAAATAACCAGTTAAAGATTTCGTTGGACGCAACATTCCTAACTGGATCATTAGGTTTTAATGCAGATGGTACAAAGCCTTCTTTTACTAACCCAGTAAAATTTACTGCCGATGCGTCTATTATTGCAGCTATCGAAGCATTAGATGAAGCAGCAGGCCAAGTTTCTACACCAACAGGCATTCAATTTAGTCAGCTTGCTAACGCAACTGTTATAAGTGCATCAGATAGCTCTCAGGCAGATAATGGTTCAGCACTAGAAAGTGCAAAAGCAACAGATAATGCTCTAGTAACAGGTAAAGCAGTTGTTGATTGGGTAGAATCTCAAAATTATTCTACTAGCACAGGTGATATTACTAACATCATAACAAATACAGCAGGTGGTTTATCTGGAGGGAGTGAAAGTGGTGAGATAACATTAAGCATAGCTAATACAGATATAGCCACACAAGCGCCGGGTTTATTTCTTGATGGAAACAGCGCTGAACTAGTTCAAGGCGCTTTAACAGCTTCTATAGGCTCTGCATCTGAAATTCCTGTTTTGACAATTAACAAACAAGGACAAATAACAGGTACAACTACTGAATCCATTACTACTAGCTTTAATATAAGCGACAATCAAAGCGATACTGTAACCAGCGGTATAAATGTAACTGGATCTTTTGACAACGGAAACACAATTACATTTGCAGGTACTTCAGGAGAAATTAAAACTGTATTGGCTGATAACACATCATCATCTAGCATTACTTATAGTTTAATTGACACTACAGTTACAGCTGGAACTTATGGTAATGCAAGTACAGTCGCAACATTTACAGTCGATGCAAAAGGTAGACTTACAAATGCAGCTGCGACCTCTATCAGCATTGCAACGAGTCAAACTGATGCAACAGATCTATACTCAGCTGAAGCTCCTGCTGTGGGTCTTAATTTACTAGTCAAAAGAGATGGAAGTGGCAATTTTCAGGCAAATACAATTACAGCAGATCTTGTGGGTGATGTATCAGGATCTGTAACAGGAACAGTGTCGACCATAGCAAATCACACTACAGATGGTCTTCCGGTTGGCTCAAGTAATAAATATTTTACAGATGATTTAGCAATAGCCGCATTTTCAGCTGGTTCTTTAACCTCTGGAGCAGGAGTTACTGTTAGTACAGCCAATTCTAGAGGCGTAATATCTATTGGACAACCTGTTGCGACAGCTTCTACACCACAATTTGCTGGTTTAACACTTAATGATGAAGGTGCGTTAACATTTAAATCTAATCTAGTTGATACAACAGACGATGGTATAGATAATCCAGATACAGCATTTCATGTAACACTTCAAGCACCACAAGATTTAGCTGCTTCTTACGGTTTAGTTCTTCCTCCTAATGACGGTGATGATAAAAATGTTTTAGTTACAGATGGCTCCGGAAATCTTTCATGGGACACGGTTGAAGTTGCAGCTGGAAATGCTGTTAATTCTTTTGGAATAATCACTGTAAGCGGCTCTTCTAGTCTTACTGCTGATACAGCTCAAGATACGCTTACAATAGTAGCAGGCGATGCGATTAATATTACTACGTCAGAAACAGGAAACAACGATACATTAACATTTGCAGTTTCTGACGTCTCTGACGACCACCTCAGAGAAATTGCTACCGGCTATACAGGAATAGCTAATGATAAAATAGCAAATATAACAGCTGCAGATAAAGTTGCAGTTTCAGCACTAAACATTTCAGCACAATCTGCAGTGTCTAATGGTCTTGCTGATGGTGATCAAATTATTATAAGAGACGTATCAGCTGGGTCAGGCGGCGCTAACTCTAAAGCGACAATGACACAACTTGCTACTTATATTAGAGGAAAAGATTCAGGAATAACAACACTTGCTGGTCTTACATCTGCAGGTGCAGTTGATAGTACACTAAATCTTGAAGGCAGTGTATTAATCGATCAAGCACTAACAGTTGCTGGTAATTTAACAGTTAACGGAACTACTACAACAGTTAACTCAACAACACTCCAAGTTGATGATAAAAATATTGAACTTGGCGTAATCCCTAGTGCGCAAACAGGACAAACAGCTACACTCGAACAAGATAGCGTTAACGTTTCAGTTGCGTCTACTGCTAACTATCGTGTAGGTGCAAGCTTAACAGTTACCAGCGGTGCAGGTGCTTTTGCATCAGGCGCAATAATTGATAGTATTGTTAGCGATACACAGTTTACTACTAACTTTGGACATCAAACTGCAGGCGCTGTCACATTTACAGCAGGCGGTGAATCAAATGGAACTGCAAATGGCGGTGGTATTACATTAAAAGCTGGGAATGATACTGATAAGACATTTAATTGGAATAGTAACTCAGAGTCATGGACTTCTTCTGAACACCTGAAATTATCAGCTGGTAAAGCACTTAAAGCTGTAGATACTGGTAATAGTAATCAAACTGTTTCTATTCTTGATTTAACAACACTTGGCTCTACTGTTACAAGTTCTAGTTTAACATCAGTTGGAACAATTACTTCCGGTGTATGGCAGAGTAATACCAAAATAGCTTCAGCTTATCTAGATGATGATACTGCACATTTAACTACTACTCAAACTTTTACTGGTGCAAAAACATTTGATGCAGCACTTACAGTAGGTGCTGATGCTAATAGTCATGATGTTAAATTCTTTGGTGATTCAGCTGGTGCTTACTTAGAATGGGATGCAGATACAGATAAACTTGAGTTAAGAGGTAAACCATCAATACTTAATGAAAGCAGCGTTCGAACTGGTAACCCAAGCCCTGGACATTTACTACTTTCAACAGGTACAGCTGAAGTACAAGACGGAGACAAGCTAGGTAGAATTGATTTCCAAGCACCGATAATGGGTATTGCCAGCGATGACGGCAGACTTGTTTCAGCAGCAATTTGGGCAGAAGCTAATGCTGCTTTTTCAAATGCAGTTAATGCTACAGATCTCGTATTCGCTACAGCCGCCTCAGAAGTAGCTGCTGAAAAAATGCGACTTGATTCTACCGGTAATTTAACTATTGGTAGTTCTTTAACAATTGGAACAGCTGTAATGACTGAAGCTGATCTTTTAAAGCTAGACGGTATTGAAGATGGTACAGCTGCAGCTAACAAAGCTTTAGTTTTAGACGACAACAAAGACATTGGAACAATTAGAAATCTTACAATAAACGGTACATTTTCTAATGGCAGCTATACATTTGATGCAAGCGGCAATGTAACTGGATTAGGAACTGTAGGTTGTGGCGCAATTACAACTAATGGTGACCTAACAGTTAATGCAGATACTTCAACATTTGCTTCTGGTAATGCTAGTGATCCTGTTGTTATAATAAAAAATACTACAGATGATGCAAACGGAGCTCGCTTAAGATTTGTTAAAGATAGAGGCGCAATTGGTGTTGATGACGACGTTGCAGGTCTTATCGAATTCTTTGCTGATAATGACAAATCTAGTGGTAATGAAGAGCAAGTTAAGTTTGCTGAAATTAAAGCTCAAGTTGCTGATGCAACTGATGGATCTGAAGGTGGTAAATTAACATTAGGTGTTGCTTCACATGATGGCGAGTTAGTTAGTGGTATTATTTTAAATGGAAGTAGTCAGTTTACTGATAATTCATGTGCTTATAATGATGACACAACTATAACAATGACTAGTACTGCAGCACTTAAGGTTGGCATGGCAGTTTCAGGTAATGGAATTCCAGAAGATGCTTCTATTGCTAGTATCGCTGAAAACGGAACTGAATTTACACTGTCTGCTTCTACAACTGGCGGTAATTTATCAAGTCAGACATTAACATTTGGTAACGTAGAAGATGAAGTTGATGTAACAATAGGATCTGGAACTTCATCTAAAACAACAATTTCTGGTGATTTAAACGTAACTAGCAATCTTAGCGTAGCTAGTAATCTTAGCTTAGATGGCACAATATCTGTAGATGATCAAACAGACTCAACAGCAACATCTAATGGCTCAATACAGACTGGTGGTGGTTTAGGCGTTGTGAAAGACGCTTACTTTGGTAATGACGTTATACTAGCTTCAGATAGCGCTGAACTGGTATTTGGTAGTGACAAGGAAATTAAACTAGCTCACTCAAACGACTCCGGCTTAGTTATGACTTCTGGCGATGCCTCAGCAAGTCCAGTGTTAGAGCTTAAAAATACAAATTCTGATGCGACTGGTGCTATATTGAAGTTTGTTAAAGATAAAGGAACCGCTGGCGCAGACAATGATGTTGCAGGTGTTATTGAGTTTCACGCTGATGATGCCAACCAAGACCAAGTTAAGTTTGCCGAAGTTAAAGCTCAAGTTGCTGATGCAACTGATGGATCTGAAGGCGGTAAATTAACATTAAGTGTTGCTTCACATGATGGTGATTTAGTAAGTGGTATCGTTATAAATGGAAGTAGTCAATTTACAAATAGCTCATGTGCTTATAATAACTCGACAACTATAACAATGGATAGTACTGCAGCTCTTAAAGTGGGAATGTCAGTTTCAGGTACAGGTATACCTGCTGGAGCTGAAGTTTCTAGTATCGCTGAAAACGGAACTGAATTTACACTGTCTGCTTCTACAACTGGCGACAATTTATCAGGTCAGACATTGACATTTGGTAACATAAATGACGAAGTTGACGTAACCCTTGGTAATGGATCAAGTTCTACAGTAACAATTGCAGGTAATCTAACAGTAAGTGGCACAACAACAACAGTTAATACAGTTACTATGGAAGCTGCAAATGCAATTGTTTTTGAAGGTGCTACGCCAGATGAACATGAAACAACTTTAACTATTGAAGATCCAACAGATGATCGAACAATAACATTGCCTGATGCAACAACTCAACTGGTTGGTCGTGACACAACAGATACTTTAACAAATAAAGTTTTAACAACACCAACTATTAATGGCGCTGCTCTTAGCGGCGCATTCTCTGGATCACCTACATTCAGCGAAGCTCTTGGATTTAGTGGTATTGGTACACATAATGCTTTGGATGTTTTTAACGCAGGCATTTCAGTTAAAAATGGAAATACTACAGCAGGCTTTATTGATTTCTATGAAAATAGTGGCAACGCTGAGGGTAGCCCAGCAACATCGAAATACGCAAAATTAATCGGGCCAGCATCCATTACGGGAAATATTACATTAACATTGCCAGCAACAGCAGATACATTAGTTGGTAAAGCTACGATAGATGCACTTACAAATAAAACAATCGATTGTAATGGTACTGGAAATAGTATTACAAATATTGAAGTTCATAATTTTAATCAGGCTGTTATTGTAGAAGATTCAGAAGGAATTGCAAATAACGACAATAATACAACGATACCAACATCTGCAGCAATCAAGTTATTTGTTGAGCAACAGTTAGGACGACACGGCGGTATATTTAAAACAGACTCAGTAGATAACGGTAATACAGGGGCAGCATATGAGACAACTCGCGCACAATTAACAGATGGTATTACACACGATTATACAAGAGACGTTATATTTGACTCTTCACCTTTAGTTCGATCACACTTCGGTCCTTTTGCATTTGACTTAGGACAACTTGTAGATGAAGGAGGTTCAGATATAAGTTTCTTTGGCTCGACAGCAGTTCAATCATCAGATAGACACTTTCTAGTGATTGGCTCTACTGTTGATGGAACAGATGATACTGCCGGTGATTGCAAGTTTACAGGAGCACATGCAAAGACACCTTGATTTAGCTGTTTGTTTTACGCCCTGTTTTACTTTTGTAAAATACATGATTGTTAATATAAAGAGTGTTATAATGAAAAACAGAGCAATATCTGAGTCAATGAAAAAGTTTTGGAGAGAAAAAGGTAAATCTTGTCTTAAAGAAGCGAACAAAAAAAGAAGTGATACATTAAAAAGTCAGTGTATATGGTTGAAAAAAGAAGGTGAAAAGCCTTTTCCTTGTAATATTGAGCTTATTCTAAACAAACTTTCTGAGGGGTACTTGATTGTTAACACTGAAAAGAATAAAGAGAAAGTGTATTCTTTTTTTGGTGAAGTTCCAGAATTTTTTTGGGCAAAGAAAAATAAATAATATTTTATTATTATGTTATATAATTAATAATAAGAAAAATTAACTTTACTTTTTGTGGTTAGTTTATCGATAAAAACTTAATAAAAACCGAAAGGAATAATAAATGTCAGCATTGAAACCTGATACAGACGACCTACATACGCTTGGTACGTCGGATAAAAAATGGAAAGAACTCCATGTTCACGATATTGAATTGAAATCGAGCTTAAAATTAGAAGGCTCAAGCTCGGGCGTATCGACACTAGCTACCTTGGCCGCAGCTGCTGATACAACAATTAATTTGCCTGCAATGGCTACAGGTACATATCATCTACCAGTTTTAGCTTCAGCTACAACAACAGCAATTGCTGCTACGCCTGAAGAACTTAATCTTCTTGACGCAGGTACAGCAAGAACAGCATTTGCCGGGGGAGATGGCTTACAGCTTGCAGACGAACTTATAATTGATGATAATTCTGCAAGTGCGTCTAAAAAAATACAAGTTCAAGATCTGGTTGATTTTCTTGAAACAACAAACGGTGTGAGCGGCTTTGCTTCTGCAGTTTCGATTACAGATTCTACTGCGTCTTCTAGCGTAGGTACTGGTGCTTTAAAAGTCGATGGTGGCGTAGGTATTGATAAAGAGTTATTTGTAGGTTTAACAGCTAATATTGCAGGTATTGCAACATTTCAGGATTCACTCGCTATTCAGAGTCAACCTGCAAATGCTCTTGGTATTCGCTTTAACTCTGATCGGGGTGAGAATGACATCAATAGTACAGACTACGACGTTAAGGTCATTGATGTCTTTGCGGGAACAGGAGATGCAACTCAAGGTACAATCCTTTGGGATGATGATCAATCCTCTTTCTCGGTAACAAGCGGAAAACTTCACTCTGAAACGCAGTTTACAGTAGGACCGATTGCCACTCCTAACTTTACAGTTGCGCCAACAACCGGTGTAATTGATGTTGAAGGTTCAGCTCCAGTTCTTACTATAAAAAATACAGCTAGTGATGCAGTTGGTGGTGTGTTAAAACTTGTTAATGATAAAGGCGCTGCAGGCGCTGATAATGATGTTGCAGGTGCAATTGAATTTCATGCTGATGATGATGCTCAAGATCAAGTTAAGTTTGCTGAAATTAAGGCACAAGTTGCTGATGCATCTCAAAGTTATGAAGGTGGTAAATTAACTCTAAGCGTTGCTTCACACGACGGAGGTTTAGCAAGTGGTATTGTTATAAATGGTGGCACTCAAATTACAGATGCTACATGTGATACGACTGAAAATAGTACAACTGTAACGATGGATAGCACTGCAAATCTACATGTAGGAATGGGTGTTATAGGAACAGGTATTCCAGCATTAGCTACTGTTGCAAGTATTCATGCGAACGGAACTGAATTTACACTGTCTGCACAAGCGACTGCATCAAACAATGACGAAACGTTAACATTTATAAATGCAGATGACGAAGTTGATGTAACAATTGGTAACGGTTCAAATTCTACAGTAACAATCCCGGGTAATCTAACTGTTCAAGGAACAACAGTTACAGTAGACACTACAAATTTAAGTGTGAGTGATCAAAATATTCTTATTAATGATGGTGGTTCATTAGCAAACTCAGCAGGAGCAGGATTAGATATCGAAGCAGCCGGCTCGGTCGCTGGCTTTATGAGAGTAGCATCAAGCCATGCTAATCTAGAGTTTAAAGCACCTTCTGGAAGTACTTTAACTCTAGATGTTGATGCTAACAAAACACTTACAGTAAATGGTGATCTAAATATTTCAGGTGATTCTGTAATTAATCAAGATTTATCATCAAACTCTACTAATGCAGAACTTGGAAGATTAACACTCAGTAATGCTTCAGGTTTATTACCAAAGACTACTGCAGGCGGGGGCTTTATTGATATCGGCTCAGCTACTGCAGAATTTGGTGACATTTTTGTTGGTGATGGAAAAGGACTTAAGCTTGGCGCGGATCAAGATGTAACAATTTTACATGATTCTGCTGTAGGTCTTGCAATTGAATCGACAGGTGATATCGGTATTAGTTCAAATGCCGGTAGCATTAACATTGGCGCTGATCTGGCAGATGATCAAACTTTAAAGCTTGGTAAAGCAAGTACTGTTCAAACAATTATTGCACCGAGCAATACAGCTGGTAGTGAGCTTTACTCTGTAATTAACACTGCAGGTGATACAACAGGTGCTGATGGTGCAGGTGCTATTTTACTCAGTTCAGTAGCTGGTGGTATGGGTCTTGCTTGGAATGCTGCTAAAGCATTACATGCACAAGGTGGTACAGCTGTTATCGCTGCTGAAGAAAATATTGCTAATGCTATTAAGCTTCACGCAACTGCAGGCTCTAGTCAGTCTATCAGATTAGAAAACACTGCAGGTTCAGCTGATGCATCGACAATTACAGATGCTACATGTGATACGACTGAAAATAGTACAACTGTGACAATGGATGATACATCAGCTATTGCAGCTAACATGTCAGTTTCAGGAACAGGTATACCAGCTGGTGCTTTTGTTGTAAGTGTTACAAATGGAACCTCTTTTGTACTGTCTGCACAAGCGACTGTGTCAAACACTAATGAGACTTTGACATTTACTAAATCCGCTGCAATTGATTTAACAGCATCAGCTGGTGGTGTTAATATTGATGCTGCAGCAGCTAAAGATGTTAAGATTTCTGGTGGTCAATTAGCTTTAACTTCAAAAGATGATGCCGCTTCTGCAATTTCATTAACTGCTAATGTAGGTACAAGTGAAACAATTGTCGTAACAAATACACAAGGTACAGCTGACGGTACAAATTCAAATGCAGCTGCAGTTCAATTAACTTCAACTGCAGGTGGTATGGGTCTAGCTTGGAATGATGCTATGGATCTTTGGGCTGAAGGTGGTAGAGCAATTATTACTGCTAATGAAAACCCAGGATCAGCTGGTCCAGTTATTAAATTACATGCTGATGCAGGAGCTAATCAAACTATACAGTTGTTAAACGATGCCGGTACAGATGAAGCTGCAATTGATTTAACAGCATCAGCTGGTGGTGTTAATATTGATGCTGCAGCTGCTAAAGACGTTAACATCGGTGGTGGTCAAGTAGCTTTAACTTCAAAAGATGATGCCGCTTCTGCAATTTCATTAACTGCTAATGTAGGTACAAGTGAAACAATTGTAATTACTAATACAAAAGGAATTACTGATGGTTCTGACGATGCAGGTGCAATCGAGCTTTCTGCAGCTGCAGGTGGTATTGGACTTGCTTGGGCAGATAATAAAGATCTTTGGGCTGAAGGCGGTAGAGCAGTTATTACAGCTAATGAAAATGCTATTGAAGCTATTAAACTTGATGCGTCTTCAGGCGCTAATCAGACTATTAAGCTACTAAACACATCGAGCACAAAAGCTTACAGTCTTGTTACAGATACCTCTTGCGATTTAAATGAAACTACAACTGTGTCAATGGATGATACGTCAGCTATTGCAGCTAACATGTCAGTTTCAGGTGAAGGTATACCAGCTGGTGCTTTTGTTGTAAGCGTTACAAATAGTACCTCTTTTGTACTGTCTGCTGCAGCAACTGCAACATCTACTGATGAGACTTTGACATTTACAACGCCAGCTGCTATTGACTTACATGCAGCTTCTGGTGGATTCTCTATTGACGGTGTGCAACCATCAAATATTACAGTTGATTCAGCAGGTAATGCCGATGATCTAACAATTTCAGTAACAGGCGCAACTGACTCTAGTCTTTTCTTGACTTCAGCCGGTACAGGTGTTGATGCTATAGACATTGATGCATCAGCAGGTTCAATGCTTATTGGTAAATCACTTGCTGATGGTAAAACGCTTAAGATTGGTAAAAATGCTGCTGTTGAAATGACCTTTACACCTCATGGCACTCCTGCTAGTGAAAAATGGTCTTTAGTCAATACAGCAGGTACAGCTACTGACGCTATTTCACTACAATCAGTCGCGGGTGGTATCACAGCAAAAGTTGCTGATGGTAGCGAGCTTATTTTAGGAAACTCAAACAGTGATACTTTTGTTAAGGTCTTACCACATGGTACTCCAGCTTCAGAGAAAATTAGTATTACAAATGCTTCAGGTACAGCTGCAGATGCAATTGGCTTGACAACAACAGCTGGTGGCATATCACTCACTTCAGCAAGTACAGTTACAGTTGATTCTGATGCTTTTGATATTACGTCTGATCAAGCAAATGATCCGCTTGTAAGAATTATTAATACAGTAAATGATGCAGATGGAGCAAGACTTAGATTTGTAAAAGCTAGGAACAGTGCTGCAGGTGAGGACAATGACGTTGCAGGTTTAATTGAATTCTATGCAGGCGATGACAACCAAGATCAAGTTAAATTTGGTGAAATTAAATCACAAGTGGCAGATGCGTCAAATGGTGCTGAAGGTGGTAAGCTTACACTTAGCATTGCTTCACATGATGGTGGATTAGCTCCTGGATTGATTCTTGCAGACGGTTCAGCTGATGATGAAGTTGATGTAACAATTGGTAATGGTGCTGCTTCTGTGACAACAGTTGCTGGTGAGCTTGCAGTTACTGGTGCACTTGCAGTTACAGGAAATCTTACAGTTAATGGTACAACAACAACTGTTAATTCAACAACACTTACAGTTGATGATAAAAACATCGAGCTAGGTGTAAGTGGAGATGATATTACAGGTCAAACTGCAACACTAGACAATACTGTTGCTACTGTAACTGTAGCAAGTACAGCAGGATATCGTGTAGGTGCTACTCTTACAAAGACAGACGGTGGTGGTGCATTTAAGGCAGGCGGTGTAAGAATTAAGTCCGTTGATTCTTCAACGCAAATTACTGTTGAGAATGATGTTGGTGATGCAGTACATGCAACAACCGGTGCTATTACATTTACAGTTGACAATAGCGATGCTACTGACTTTACAGCAGATGGTGGTGGTATTACTCTTAAGGCTACTCAAGATAAGACTTTCAACTACGTTAAGAGCACTGAATCATGGACTTCATCTGAGAATCTAAACTTAGCTAACGGGAAAGAAATTAAACACAATGGAACATCTTTACTAAGTTCTAGCACTCTTGCAAATTCAATAACATCATTGGCTGGAATTACAGTTGCCCAATCCGGTGGGATTGCAACTCTAGGCTCAGGAGGTGCTATTGGCGCAGACTTTGGTGCAATTGATAATGGAATAAGCAATATTACAACTGGTGGTATACTAAAGATTGATGTTGACGGAACTGCAATTAATGCTGCAGGCTCATTAACACTTGGTGAAGGAAATGATGCAGGTTTATACTTTAAAAACTCAGGTAACGAGCTCTTTATCGAAAATACTGTGGCCACAGGTGAGATTAGACTTAAAATTGGGAGTGAGGAATTATTAAGAATTGACGGTGTTAATGATAGAGTTATTCTACCTCAGGGTAAGTTACACATTGCTAAAGACAATAGTAATAATCTTCTTGAAGTAGATCCAAGTGATGACCTTGCCATTCAATTTAAAGGACCTACTAGATTTGAATCAGCTGTTGTACTTAATTCAGTAACTAAGACAATATCATCTGACTCAATAGAAGTTACTTCTGGTTATCATAAGCTAGAATGCCCGGGCTCTGATACTACTGATGACTTGACTTCATTAACTTCAGGAACAGGAATTGACTTTCAAGCAGGACAAATTTTAGTACTACAAATTGCAAGTGCAGGTGATACAATTACTGTTAAAGATAATACAGATAGCGGTAATATTAGATTAAGTACTGCTACTTTTGCTATGAACAGTGTTAATGATACATTAACTTTGATATATAACGGAACAAATTGGTGTGAGACTTCTAAATCTGATGCTGCTACTTAAAATAATTTTATAAATTGACCTCACTTTTATTATAATATTAATGAAAGTGAGGTCTGTTATGACTATTTTAAAGGAGCATGTCTCCTATTCTGAAGTTCGTCAATGGAAAGAGTGTCCTTGGCGACATAAGTTATTATACATAGATAAATTATCAACATTTGAAGAAAGTCCTCATTTGCATTACGGAACAATCATTCACGATGCATGTGAGCACTTTTTAAAAACAAAAGAACTTAAAATCGAAGAAGCACAAAGCAAGATTAAAGCTGCATGGGACGAACATGGCTTTGACTCAGAAGATTTTATTCAGTTGCAAACACAACGCGCAGAGATTCAAGGTTGGAAGTACAAGCATAGCAAGCTAAAAGACTGGCTACAATGGGCAGAAGCAAGTATAAGCTCAGTGCCACAATTTTTAGATGAAACGTTTCCTGGTTGGGAATTCCAATCAGCGGAAGAAGCTTTATATGAAAACATGCAAAACATTAATACAAAATTTAAAGGCTATATCGATTGTATCATAAAAGTCCCGCACAAAGAAAAATATAAATATTGGGTGTTAGATTGGAAAACATCTAATGGAAGAGGTTGGTCTTTAGATAAACAAAGAGACTTTAAGACGCAAGCACAAGTTATACTTTATAAGCACTTTTGGGGAACTAAGCATAACGTAGATATGAAAGACATACAGTGTGGTTTTATTTTACTTAAAAAGGTTAAGACAGTAGGTAAATCATGTCAGCTCATAAAAGTTTCAGCAGGTCCAAAAAACTTAGAAAAATCACAAAAAATGGTGAGAAGCATGATTAAAACTGTAGAAAAACAATTTTTTCTAAAAAATAGAAATTCTTGTATGTTTTGTGAATTTAAAAATACTGACTATTGTAGATAGGAAAATATGAGTAAAAAGAAAATATTAATAATTTCAGATCACGCTTTGTCTCCAAGTGGTGTAGGTGTACAAACAAAGTTTTTAGTTGAAGGTCTACTTAAAACAAACGATTATGAATTTATTCAATTAGGCGCAGCTGTAAAACACCAGAATTATAGTACAGTTAAAGTAAATGATAATTTCTATATAAAACCTATAGATGGATTTGGGAGTCCAGCGCTGTTAAGATCTGTTATTCTAAACGAACAGCCTGATGCGTTGTTAATATTCACTGACCCTAGATTTTTTACATGGTTATTTCAAATTGAAGATGAAATAAGACAAGTGTGTCCTATTTTATGGTGGCATGTTTGGGATAACAAACCTACTCCTAAATTTAACTATTGGATGTACGACTCAACAGATGCTATTAATTGTCACTCTTATTTGACTTACTTAATGTGCAAAGAAAACTATGATAAGAAGACAACTTTTATTCCTCACGCTTTCCCGAAATCTGTTTTTTACAAGATTGATGATAATTTAAGAAAAAGTGAAAAGAAGAGAATATTAGGTGAGAAAAGAAAAGATAATTTTGTATGCCTTTGGATGAATAGAAATTGTAAAAGAAAAAGACCCGGGGACGTATTATATTCTTGGAAGTTATTTCTTGAAAGTCTAAACAAAGAAGATAGAAAAAATGTTACACTTTTGCTTCACACTAACCCGAAAGATAATGCTGGATGTAATTTGTTTGAAATAGGCTACAACTTAGACATATTAGACACAGTTGCTTTTTCTACAGAAAAAGTTGAAACAGAACACATTAATGTTTTACACAACATTTCAGATGTTTGCTTAAATATGAGCTTCAATGAAGGTTTTGGTTTAACAACACTTGAATCAATGATGACTGGAACGCCTATCATTGCTGCTAAAACTGGAGGTTTATATAGACAAGTTATAGACTTTAGAGATAATACAGAAAATGGTATAGCGATAGATATAAAAAACAAGTCACTTGTTGGTAGCCAAAATGTACCTTATATCTTTGAAGACTATGTTGATAATCAAGATGTTGCAAACGCCATTATGAAAATATACAAAATGAATTTTGAAGAAAAATTAAAGCTTAGCGAAAAGGTAATAAACTACGCAAATTTTGCGTTTAATTATGAAAATACAATTAACTTATGGGACAAATCAATAAGAAAGACAATTGAGGAATTTAAGTGTCAAAAACAAAAAACAAACGTAACAGCGATCACTTTAAAGTAAAAAAAGTTTTATTAAAAGGACCTTTATTCACAAGCTCGGGTTACGGAGTACATTCAAGACAAGTTTTTACAGCACTATCGAAAAGAAGTGACATCGACTTATTTTTAAAACCTACAGACTGGGGTAACAACTCATGGATTTTAGATCAAGATTTTAATAATGGTATTATAAAAAAAATGTTAGACTATGCAAGAAAAAATATTGCAAATATTAGTTTTGATGTTTCATATCAAGTATCACTGCCTAACGAGTGGACAAACATAGCAAGTAAAAATGTAGGTATAACTGCTGGATTCGAAGCTGATATTGTTAAAGAAAGCTGGATTGACTCATGTAATTCGATGAATGCAATAATAACGCCCTCAGAGTTTACCAGAATGGCGTTTGTTAAAACTTCTAACACTTGCAAAACAAAACTAAAAAGAAAAATAAAAGTAATAAACGAGTGGTATTATGATGAATTTGATCGTATAGAAGAAGATTCAAGATACTTTGACTTTTTGGAATACGATAAAAACATATTAATAATGGGCCAAATTACAGCTTCACACCCAGTTGCAGATAGAAAAAACATTATAAAAACGATTAAATGTGCTGTCGAATTTTGTAAAAACAAAGATATTGGTATTGTTCTTAAAATAAATGCAGGTAAAAATACAAAACAATTAAAAGATGTAGTTATAGATAGTATTAAGAAAAATATTGATCAAGAGAATTTATCAAAAATTACTTTTTTGTTTGGAAACTTTTCTATTCAAGAAATTAAAAATTTATATATATCAAGTAAAATAGCGTGTATGCTTACTGGAACAAGAGCTGAAGGCTGGGGTCTTCCTTTGATTGAAGCTGCTTCATGTGGACTACCAATAATTGCAACAAACTATTCTGCTTATAAAGAATTTCTTAAAGAAGACTTTTTGAAAATTAACTTTAATTTGATAGAATTTAAAAGTGATTTAAATTTCGTAGATATAGACAAAAGTCCTAAGTGGGCTGATTTTTGTGAAAACGACATGTTAGATAAGCTAAAAACATTCTTTAAAAACACAGAAGTTTACAAAGACATTGCTACTAGAAGGCAAAAAATAATTAAACAAAATTTTAATATGAGTAAAATATTAAATAATTATAATAAATTTTTTAAGAGCAATTTTTAAATGATCTACATACTAATACTATCAATTTTAGCTAATTTTTTCTTTGGCTACTTTTGTATAAAGTTTGCTTTAATAGTTTTAAACGTTCAGGATGCCATTGAAAAGTCGTTAGATAAAATAGACGTTAAATACAATAGACTAAATCAGATAGCAAAAATACCTGTTTTTTATGACAGCCCAGAAATTAAAAACATTATAAGTGAAGTAATAGAAGTTCAAGACGTTGTCTTAGAAGTTGCAGCAATTCTTTCAAACTCACCAAACAAAAAAGAAGAGGAAATGAAAGAAGAATAAATCTAGTAAATGAGGAATGTCTTGACTAAAGAAACAAAAGAAGAAGATAAAAAAGTTTTAAAGAAAAAAAAGAAGAAAAAAAACTATTATTTTTCAATGGAAACACAAGAAAAAATAGTAGAATACCAGCAAGTAAAAGCTAAAAGAAGAAGAGACACCATATATGTTAGTCATATACATCCAGCTTTTAAAGAATTAGTTCATAATTTAGTATCTGTTTATAAATTTAAATCATCTTCAGAAGACATTAATCATTTAAAACATGATTGCGTTACTTTTCTATTTGAAACAATACACAAGTGGAAACCTGAAAATGGTACTAAAGCTTTCTCCTATTTTAACGTTGTTGCTAAAAACTGGCTTACAATTCATTCAAGAAGACTTATGAAAAACGCAAAAAGAAACATATCAACTGATTGCAATGAAGGATTTACTTCTTACGAAAAGGAACAGCTCAACAGAATAGCTCCTGATGTAGGCCAGTTATATATCGATGCAATTGACAAAGCTGAATTTTTGCCAAAATTTATGGAAATGACTGATCGTATTCAAGAAAAACTCAAAGACGAAAAAGATATTCGCTGTATAAATGCTGTAAAGCAAATTTTTCAAAATGCTAATAATCTAGACTATTTAAATAAACGAGCAGTTTTTGTATATCTTAGAGAAATATCAGGACTTAATAGCTCAGAACTTAGTTCAAGTTTATCAACAATAAGAAAACATTACAGAAAAATGTGTGGTCATGGTAAAGAATTTGACTTATTTTAGGAAAAACAATGGAAAATATAGATAAAATATCAAAAAAAATTGATAAAAACAACGAAAAAGAAGACCAAATAAAAAACTTTTCAGACATTCTTGACTCCATTGACTCATTGGAGAATAAAAAAAAGATGCTTTGGAAAGAAGTCTATTCTAATGCTATAGAAGATAGAGAAAAAGCAAAAATGTTATTTAACGACGCTTATATTTCAATGACAGGCGGAACAAATGAGCATATGAACGTTGGAAGTATCATGGCAAAGTATGTTGAAAGAATGAGCAAGTCAAATGATCAAATACTTAAGTTAGCTGAATTAATAGCAAAAGAAGAAGAAAAGTCAGAAGTAATATCTGATGATGATATATTTAATAAAATTAACGTTTAGAGTAAATTTATGTTTTTCAAATCAAGAGTACTATATACAATAGAGTCACAAAGAGCAAATTCAATAAAAATTTATAATGATCTTGAAAATCGAGGTCTTATTTCAACTTTTTTTTCTTCACAACTGCCTATAAGAGATAGCAAACTACTTTTATTTCTAGAAAGTCTACCATCAGGTACTATTTTTTCAAAAAAGATTGCTATTGATGAAAAAGATAGCACACAAAATCTTATTTCACTTCCTTTTTTTTCGTCACATATTAAAATACCTGCGAAACCGGGAGAGTACATTTGGGTTTTTAGTCAAACGTATGATAAAGTAAAAAACCCGTTTGAAATTTCATCTTACTGGCTTAGCAGAGTGCATGCACTAAACTATACTGAAGATGTTAATTATACACATAACGATAGAGACTTTGCAGTTGACTTAAAAAAAATACTAGATAGTAAAAACACAAAACCCGATAGCTTTTCAACTAGAGGCAAAATAGATGTTAAAAATTTAAAAAAACTTGCTAAAAATAGTATTATTAAACCTGAAAATCAAGTTGGAAATACTACTTTTGAACTTAGCGATGACGAAATTGATTTAATTAATTCTTTTAAATCAGAATATCCAAATTATTGCACACCTGCAGTTATGTCAAATGCAGACGATTTAGTTTTCCAAGGATCAAATAACACTTTACTAAAGTTGACAACAAGTGATTATTCTAATGGCAATTACAGAAAAAACAAAACCGGAAAAGGAGAAGTTAGTATTGCTGCTGGTATTGGATCGTTTGCAAACAATACTTTTTCAAGAATAGAGGGTATTTTTTTTGATAATCAAGGAAAAACATCTTCTAATCAAAGTTTTGAGGCTTTCTTTCCTAGCCACCCAAGTAAGTCTGCAAAATTAAAATGTGAAGGATTAGAAGAAAACTTTAAAAATCCAAATATTTTTTCTGTATTTAATGATGAAATTATACCTGAAGGTGTTAATGAAGGAGCATTTAATATTTTAGAAGATGCTTCTAAAATAGTTATTTCTGAGCTTGGCGGAAACGAGTCTTTGTTTTTACAAAATTACTCTACTCTTTTAAATATAAGTGTAGCTGAAGATCTTTCTACAGAAACTCAAATAACAAACTCAAGCTTGTATGATAGTGAAAAAAAATATAAAACATTTTATTATAAAAAAGATAGAAGTATTATTAGCGCTAAGACAAAAAATCCTACAATCGATATTTCTTCAAATAATATTAACCTATATTCAAGAAAAGAAGGTGATGGGATTAAAATTATTAAAGAGTATCACAACAAAATTTTTAATAAAAAATTAAATGCAATAATGAGGATAAATGATAAAGGTGATATATTTTTAGACGCAAACAGGATATTTGTTGGTAATGGAGAATATCATCAATTAAAAAAAGAGTTAGCAGAAAAAACAATGCCAGAAAAACTTGGAAAAGATAATAAAGAGTATGAAGGTGCTCTTGTTGTCTTAGGAGAAAGTAAAAACAGCCAACAGTTAGTTTTAGGAAATCAATTAAAAGAATTTTTAAGAGAAATGTTAGACGTAAATAGAGAAGACATGCATCAAACAAAGTTGCTTTTTGAAAATACTCGTGATACAATATTTTCCAACAATAACAATCTTATTAAAGAGCTTGAGGCGAGTTTTGTTAAACTAAAGAAAGAACTAGAAACTGGTAACAATAAATCGCAATCCTTTGTATCTTCTTTTGCACCACAAACACTTCCTGGCGCGCAAGTAGCCTTGTCAGTAAATCAATTATATAGTGATATTACAAACGTTGTAAATGAACTAAAAAAGTCTATAAAAGCATTTGAAAGTAAGTTTAAAAGCACTCAAGATACATTTGCAAAAAATATAAAAAATAGAAATATGAAAAGAGATGAAGAATTATCTCTAAGACTAGCGTCAATAGAAGATAATATTGATAAAATATTAAGTAAAATTAGCAAAACATCTTAAGTATAACTTTTCTTATAAATATTTATACTTGAGGTAGATTCATGACAAAAGAAAATTTTTTAAACTCTGGAAAAAAAGAAGCTGATGTGATATTAGAAAATGCTCAGCAAAATAGTCAACTTAATTCTTTCGATATACCAATAGGAATAAGACTTCCTTTGTCTAAAGGGAAAAAATCAAAAGAGTCATTGTTTGAAATGAATTTTGAAATAGAAAAACAAATTTCCAATAATTTTAAAGTTTTTTTATCAACTAAAAAAGGCGAATTATTGTGTAATCCTGAATTTGGACTACCAATATTCACCTTATACAACAAGACTAATTTATCTTTAGAAGATATAGAAAATATAGTTATGAAAGAAATAAAAGAAGGAACAAGTAAATACTTTCCTAGTATAGAACTCGAAGATTTTGAAAGCGTCCTAGATCCTTTAAAAAATAATGATGTGCCTGATTTACTTAAGATACGTATAGGTTATAGACTAAAGCTTGGAAGTCTTGAGTCCTCAAGGACAAAGCATATAGTTGAACTAGATATTAAAAGGTCAATATAATGAGTGTAAAAGTTTCAGATAACTTAGTTAATCAAAGGAAAAACCAGTACATAAATAAAACTTTTCAAGACTTTAGGAATGAACTGTTAATTTATGCAAGATCTAACTTTAGTAGTCAGATTAATGACTTTTCTGAGGCTTCTTTAGGCGGAATGCTTTTAGATTTTGCTGCTATTGTCGGTGATTCACTGGCTTTCTATACTGAACAGCAAATTAATGAACTTAATTATGAAACTGCAACGAATACAGAAAATATTATTAGCCACTTAAGACGTGCTGGAATAACAGGTGGTAATGCTTCACCTTCAAGCGCTTTTGTAACGTTTTATATTGAGGTAGATTTAGATCCTAATGAAGAAAATATAAACTTACTTAAGCCAAATCCAAGGCTGTTACCAATAATAAAAAAAAATACTAGATTGTCATCTAGCAATAATATACCTTTTATTCTTTCAGAAGATGTAGATTTTAGATCAGGATTTAAAAAAACAGTTTCTGAAACTGATGATAGTGGCTTGCCTTTGACTCTAATTTTAGAGAAAAAAGGACTATGCACTTCAGGGGAAATATCTACAGAAACAGTATCTTTTAATTCATCAAACCAGAATTTATTTTTATCATATCAGTTAAACAATACAAATGTACAAAAAATATTAAAAGTAGTTGACAATGACTTAAATGAATATTATCAAGTTGATTTTTTGAGTCAAAACACTATATATAAAAAGTTAGAATTATCTAACGAAAACCAGTTATATCCTACAGCTGCACCTTTTAGATTTATTTTAGAAAATAACTTTAATAACAATACAACACTAATAAGATTTGGAAATGGCGAAGGAAAAAAAATTGAAGATAATATTTTAACAAATCCAGAAGACTTACTTCTTCCTTTAAAGCATAGAGAATATGATCTAGGTAAATCTTTAGATCCAAATACCTTGATTAGTTCTAATACTTTAGGTGTTTCACCTGCAGGCAAAACACTTACTATTACTTATATGCATGGAGGAGGAACTTTGACAAACGTTGCCGCAGAAAGCATTGATGTAATAGAAGACGCCATAATAGTTTTACCAAACATTTCTGATTCTGACGCTAGTCTTGATGATGCATTAGAAGAAATAGAAAGCTCACTTGATGTAATAAACGAAAAAGAAGCAGTTGGTGGGACTAATCGTTTGTCTTTAGAAGAACTAAAGCTCCAAATACCAAATAGTATTGTTTCTCAAAATAGAGTTGTAAATGAAAAAGATTTAATATCTAGAATATATACAATGCCTAGCGATTATGGAAAAGTTCATAAAATAGCTGTTTTACAAAACCCGTTTACTAATTTGGCAAAAGATCTTTATGTTATATGTAAAAGTCAAACTGGTTTTTACGTGAGTGCAAATGATGCACTTAAGAAAAATTTAAAAACTTACATAAATGAATTCAGAGTCCTAGGGGATAGTTTTAATATCATAGATTCTCCAATATACAATTTTTCAATTGATTTAACTGTAACTGTTGAGCCTAATACAAACATAGAGTCTGTTTTGGATGATGTAATTACAAGAATAGACGATAATATGAAATTTGAAAAATTACAAATCAATGAAGGAATAAACGTGAATGATATTATTAATATTGTTTTAAATACAAGAGGTGTTATAGGCTTAATTACATTACCTGAAAATATTATTAAGTCAAAATCGTTTCAAGATGACTTTTTTGATGGCTTTAGAGAAATTAATATTACTTACTCAAACAATATGTTTTCTCCTAAACAAGAATTTATAAATGGCTTTGTTTTTCCGAAAAGGGGTGGCATCTTTGAACTCAAGCATTTAGACTATGATATTGTAGTTAGAAACGGGTAAATTATGATCATAATACAAACAGCAAAAAAAGATACTTTTGTAACTGATATGTCGACACAATTTAACAAGGGCATTGAATCTAATTTTGGTCAAGCTTCAACACTAGATCTTTTTAAAATCGTAGATGAAAATAAAAAAGTCAAGTCTAGAGCATTATTAACAATAAACACACCAGTTGAAGGTGATACTTTCACATTAATAGATTATAAAGGTATTTCTAAAACTTTTGAGTTTGACGTCAACAATGATGGTGTTAACGCTAACAATATAGGAATATTTGAAATTAATGGAAATTATTTAGATGAAATTGTTGCAAGAATAAACGATCAGCAAGACTTAGACATTAGTGCATATAAACTAGATGCAAACAAAATTATGTTACAACAGAATCAAACAGGAACTTCTGGTGACACAGTTTCAAATGTTTCTAACATAAGAAGTGTCACAATTTCACCGTTTAGAAGGTTTGAACATTCTGCTGTTTTATTGACATATGACTTTCAAAAAATATATGATGAGCATATTAAAGATTTAGACAACTCAGTTTTTTCAACTTCTGCCCCAGCTGCAGATTTCAAGGCATATATTAGATTAACAGACGTAGGCGTCGACTCTTCAAACCCAAAAAACTTCAAGCTAAGAATTAGACCTCTTTCTAGTGATTTCAATGAGGGTTTAGGTAGAGACACAGTGCAGTTTTCTGATATTGGTGATGCGAACTTTAAAACAATTAACTCGCTGAACAGTACGCCTTCTGAATGGTCTGTAGAAGGTATTGTTACTATTAATGATATAGATTTATCAACTTCTTTTGAACAAGAAGTTTCTTTTGTCAAAGGGAATGAAAACGTATTATTTGACGTAACTAGTCATGTATATCAATTTTTAACATCAGCTAGAGATAACAATCATACAGGCACTAAGTCACAAACTTTTGTTATTGACTTTAGTTTAGAAAATTTATTTGATAACTACACTTATTTTGTTAAAAGATTAGGAAGCCGAAATTTATCAAATAAATATAATCGACCAAAGCTAGAAATAAAAATAAAAGATAAAAAGCTGAAAAGTGTTAACTATGATACTAAAAAAAGATATTTAGACAACGAAGAAGAATTTTATTTAACAAACTTAATTAATAAAAAATTAGTTGATTTCGCTTCAGACTCGCAAATAGTAAGACTTGAATATTTAGGAAACATTAGAGAATCAGAAAATATTGTTTTTTTAAGAAAACCTTTGGCAGATACATCTTTTAAAATCACAGACTCTTTGAGTAATTCAATTAATATTAGAATATCTTATGCAGATGATAACAACATTACAAATGTTGACGCTGACAATTATTACATCGGTTTGTTCAGTCTAAGTCAAGAAAATGGCATCTCTTTAGCAGATGCAATTAGCAAAATAGCACAACAAATTCAAACCAAAGTCAACGATGGAACTTTAAATAATTTAACAATAACAGCAACAGATACAACTTTGAATATTCTCAACAATTCAAGTTCAGAAGGTGATATTTTTAAATCTATTGTAGATACTCAAGAAACAATGATAATAACTAGAAATAATGTTAAAAAAAATATTTTTAGCTCAATAATATCTTCAAGTTTAGTTTATGATTACAAAGGCAATATTTTGACTGGAATAAAAAAGTTTATTATTCCGGAAACTACAATGAGTAGGTTTGAGTCTAATTCAACTTTTAAAAAAGAATTAGAAGATAATAAATTTGCAAGCGTAAAATTTAAATTTATTGATATTAAGTCAAACGTTGAATTTATAACAAAAATAGAAGATATTAAACTTTATCTACCAGAATCAAGCGAAGAAGATCTTTTTAAAAAACTTAGAGTTGTTTTAGACACTCAACAAAAAAACATTACAGCTGATGATTCTATAAAAACATTAAAATTTAGCTTTTTAGATATATCTAGGCAGCACGCAGCAGTTAATGTTCCACATCAAATTATCTCAGAAGATTTAGGTGATATAAATTTTTCAATGTATAATTTTGATTCTAAAGAAAACATAATTATAAATGATAAAGAATTTGATGACACACTTCTTTATTTTAATGGCAAACATTACGTTGCAAATCTTTATGCTTCAAGCATTTATAAGAACTTAAGAGTTGGATTTGTATTTGAATACACAGATCCTTTAACTGGCTTAAGCAAAAAAATCAAAGACGATAAGCTCGTAGTAAGGTTTCAGTGATGTTTAGACAACCAGGAACTGCAAAATTAAATAAATTAAAAAGTCAAAGCAGTGCTATTAAAAAGGAAAATAATTTTAATACAAATACTACAGAGACAATTGAAAGAATACGAAATCAAAGCTATGTTACAAATCAAAGTAAAGACGATAGAAGTAAACAAGATTCTGAGTTTTTAGGAAGAATAGATGACTACGAAGGCCTTTTTACAAATCAGCAACTTGAAAGCATAGACTTTTCAAATTTTCGAAATCATGTTTTTTTTGATTCAGCTGTTAGCAAAGTCCACTATTCATACGATAGAATTTTAAATGATTTTCCTTACGATAAAAGTCAGTATTATTTTAATCAATACTTTAATAGCTTAGATGGCTTTACAAAATATGTTTATGATAATTTTATACCTAAAAACAAAGGTTACTTAAATTTTGACGGAACTAATACAGTCATAGTAAATGATGTAACAGACAATATACTAAATCAAAACAAAGAAGAGAAAAAAGTCGGATTAATCAATTTAAACAAGAGAAAATTTTCATTTGATTTCTGGCTGTATGTGGATAATGTTGACAATAATGAACAGCTAGGAAAACAAATTGTTTTTCAAAAGTTATATTCAAATAGTTCAATTAATAACGGAATTACGATTTATCTAGACAACTTTCGTCGAGATGAAAGTTTAGAAAAAAACTTTTGTAAAATTAATGCTTTGATTACACATTCACAAAGTTATCATCTATGTTCAGCAGAAATTTGTCTAGGAGAATTTAATCATATTAATTTTTCTTTTTTCAACGCTAAAGGCAAAAAACATAGCAAGTTTTATTATAACGGAATTAGAGAAAAGTCTTCAAGTTCAGGAAGTCTAAGTAAAAACAAAGAGTTTTCAAATTTATTTCTTAATACTAATTTCTTTATTGGTAATGGATTTGATCATATTTGTGAAAGAGACAGCAGCTTAAATGTTATTAAAACTACTGGATTAATAGGATATATAGATGAATTTAGATTTTTTACTGGTTCCAGGAGCGATCAAGATATTTCTAAAGAAAAAAATATAAATTTACATGCAAAAAGTGGCCTTGAAATTTATTATAAGTTTAATGAACCATCAAGCAGTTATTTAAATAATCATGTGGTTTTAGACTATAGCGGTCATAAAACTTGCGGAATTATAAAAAAAATTGATTTAAGCACTTATACACAAATCGAAATTAAAAATTTTAGAGAAAAGCAAACAAATATTGATTTTCCTTTAGTATACGAAAAAAAAGAAGATAATCCTGTTCTTTTTGCAAGGTTTGAAAATATATTGAGTGATCAAGAAATACTTCTTAAAAAAGCAAGAAAATATGACGATGTTAATCCTAACATATTTTATAAATTTTTTCCTAAAAGCTTGTTCTTAGAAAGTGCTAATGCTGGCGGAATTAGTGGTGTATTTGTTTCTGGCGAATTTATTGATGTGGTAGAAGGCAATAAAATAAATAGAACTGATTTGTTAAAAGTTGAAAAGCCTGATAATAGCTTATTAGTGAAGTTAATAACAATTTGGGCAAGGTTTTTTGATCAGTTTAAGTGTTATATTGATCATATTACAAATATTATAGACATCAACTATGAAGATTTAAATAAAGGCAAAAAACACTCTAGTATCATATTACCTTATGCAGTATCAAAATTAGGTTTTAGTTTTGAAGAAATATTTCCTAGTCCTATATTAGAAAAACTTGACAATAAAAATCTTGAATATAATGAATTAATAAGCGAGACTTCAATAAGACAGATTCAAAATAATCTTTGGAAAAGGTTTTTGATTAATTCTCAAGATTATATAACAAGTAAAGGTACAATAAATTCTGTAAAGTCTGTGTTTAATAGCTTTGGTCTTGATGTCGATACATTTATTAACATAAGAGAATTTAATTCACAAAACAAACTTAACATTTATCCAGGATTTAAAGAAAAATTAACAGCACTTAAATATATTGACTTTTTTGAAAATGATATAATGCTAAATAGTACTCAATTCAATAATAACGGTTTACCTATTAATAGAGTATATTTTGAAACTACAAAGCAATCTAGTGACTTTATCAATTTGTCAGCAGATTGGTCCATTGAAACTTTTATCAAGTTTGATCATTTAAAATTAAACAATTATAACAATAAACAATCTATATTTAGACTAGATATCTCACCTGGAAACTCAACGATTCCTTATATTAATGTTATTTTTGAAAGAGAAAAAAATACGTCTCAAAAAGGTACATTGAAATTATTTGTTAATGAAGTTAATTTAAACAATGAAATTAAGGTAGCAGAAATTAACGACGTTAGCATTTTATCTGGAAAAATATATTATGTATGTCTAACTAAAAAAAATAAATCTAGTGATTGTTCTGAATATGTATTGAGTGTTATAAACTCAGATAAAATGTCAAGAATTCAGAAAACAAATAACGCTACATGTAAAGTTAAAATTATCAATAAGTCAGTTAATCTTAGTAATCCTAGTCTTAGAATAGGATCTCTAAATGTATATGAAGCAAATGATTTAAGTACTTTGACGAATTTAGACTTTCATAGTACTTTTGAAGGTAAATTGATAGGGCTTAAGGTTTGGTCAAAGACTTTAAATCCTATGGAAAAAAATATACATAAAACTGATATTTTTTGTCACGGATCTAATGACTTTAATATTGTTAGTTCATTAAACAATTTAAAGGTAAACATAAATTTTAGAGAAAATATCAAAAACAATATTGACAATAGACAGAATACATTTCTATCTCTATACAATGATGTAAAAAATTCTGATGTTAGTAATTTGCTTTTTATTCCAGATACCTACATAGGTAAAAATTTTATTAATATAATAGACTACGTGGCTTTAGAGCAATCTAGTGCTATTGATTATCCAGAAAATTATAATCGTGTAAATATTAATTCGCTCGAAGACGTCTCTTTGTCGAAAGATTTTAATAATTATTTAGTAAATCCTAGCTACGAAACCGATTCTGACTTTAGCAGCTTTGATGATATAAGACTTTCTATAGACTTTTCTTCAAGTAAATTTATAAATAAAGAAATATCAAAAATGATATTAGTCAACAACTATTTTACTCAAAATTTAAGTAATAGATCAAATTTGTATGCAAGTGAATATCAAAGCTTATATGAATTAAGAAATGTTTTTTACGAAAAACTTGAAAAAGAAATTAATATTAAACAACTGTATCAAGTTTACAAATATTTTGATAACATATTAGAGAAATTATTATATGACGCAGTACCTTCAAAAGTCCATTATCAAGGCTTTAATTTTGTTTATGAGTCAAGTATTGCTGAACGTCATAAATATCAGTACAAAATGTCAGACAGTAGATTTCCTGTAATAGATTCGTCAATAGACTATTCAAGATATAATACACGATATGCTTCTGATGAATTTTGGAATAGTTCAGATATCAGATTAAGTACATTTAGTAGAACAGATAATAATCAAATTATATCTACGACACCATTTAAATAAAAGGCGAAAGAATGAAAATTGTAAAAATAAATGGTTTTCCTAACCACGTTTTTAAAGAAGGACGAGGATATCCAATTGACTTTGCCCTAATATCAAACAACATTGTTAGAGATAATGTTAACATATTAGACTTTAACAGGTCTATATACAAACATGCTAATAATAGACATTACATTAAAATAAAGTACAACTTTTTTAGCCCAGTTAAAAAAACAATAATAGATCAAAAACATATACAGGCTTACAGAGAAAAAAGCAATTACAAAATAGAACCTTTTCATGAAAAAAATGTTGATTACAAAGAAGTTAAGACAAATACAGAAATATTTGATCAAACGTTAGGCTATTTAGACGGAAATGAGATTTTTTTAGAGCTTGATGAAAAGGAGTATCAAGATAACAATAATCTTAATCTTGAAGAATTTGTCTTTCTTAATGAAGATGATGTTTTAAACTACGTTTATCCAATTAAATTTAATAAAACTAGCTTTCATAGAAGAGGTGGGAGAATAAATGTTTTTGATATAATGAACAAGTTGACCTTGAGTTCTCTTGGCATTGATAAGTTTAGAGGCTTTAAGGGTTACATGCTAAATAGTGGTAAAAATGCAACTAATGAAAACAACGTTATTCGAGACTTTTATGTTAAAAATAATATTGATCATGTTGCTTTTGAAGACGGTGTATTAGAAGGTTACTTATTTAATGAAAACCTTACTAAAAAAATCGATAAAGTCAATATAAACTATGATCCTATAACAAAATTATCAACTACAACTTTTACTTTTAAAGATGTTATAAAAATATCAGGAGAACCAAGATATACAGAGTTAAATCAACAAAAAATTACACCATACAAAGATTTTGATAATAACAAAAACAATCCTAATTTAACAAATGATAGTCAAATATATTTAAACAAACTAAAAGATGACAACTTAAACAATATTTTGTTAAATAATTCTACTATTTTTAATAGAATTAATGAAGATAAAATTTTTACTAATAACGGTAAGACTGTTGATTTATCTTTATCTTCTGGAAAAGAATCGATAATTTTTCATGAAAGCTTAGACTGATGCCAAAAATAAGACAAAAAGAACATTTAAAAATTGACGGTGAATACAGAAAAAAGTCAGGTATTTTAACAAGATCATTAAAAAATGCAATTACAAAAAACATAAATAGCAAATCTTTCTTTAAAGAAAACAATTTACATAATAGTCGTCAAATAGAATATAACGCTATACCTTTTAATGATAACAACACACCTCTTTTCATAGAAAAACTAGTCAATCCTGTTATTCCGATAGAAGATGAACTTAAGTCTAGAAGCAGTATATTACATACTCCAAATGAGTTTGATACAACATTTAAAATTCAAAAGCTAACAAAGTCTAGATTTTATGACAAAAATTTAGAAACACAATTTTTAAATGAAAGCATAGATTTTCACCCTTATGATGATGCGACTATTGAAAGTAAACTAGACTTAACAGGTAATAAAGAAAAAATCAATATTAATCTTGAATTTGATGATCCTTGCAGACTTTCTCTTAATAAAACTAACAATAACTCTGTAACATTAAATAGTCAAACTTTTATTGCTGATAATTGTCCTGTTGTTTATTATAATTTTGAAGACAAGAAGTGGGATTATCTAGGTAAACCTATGCAGGAATACTTTCAGAGTGAAGAAAATTTAAAAAAAATACCTTTGGCTTTTAATTCAATATCACCTGAATTTGAAAAAACAAAAATTGAAAATCAAACTTTAGGCATACCTATCAATACTTTTGGTTTTCCTTTTGACAGTAGATATAGAGCTATGAATAGACATTTGCTAAAAATGAAAAGTTATATATCAAAGCCTTTTGTAGTCGAAAAAATAAAAATTAAATTTATAGGAACAAATCTTGCAGAAGTCGAAGACAACTTAAATCATTCAATTTTGAATTCTTTAAACTTTTTTGTATTGAATCAAAGAAAAAACTTAAATGAAAATTCATTTACAAACCTAAACTTAGAAAGTGGTACATATAAAAAAGCAGTAGCCTCTAATGTTAATTCTGGATTTAATATTGTAGAATCTAATGTCGATTATAAAATTAACGAAATGCCTTTTTTCCACAATAAAGTTAATATTAATAGTTCTAATGAAAGTAACGATATCTATCTAGGCAGCAAGTCTACTATTACTTACGAAGAAAGTCAGGCCAGTCAAAGAGAACTAGTTGGTTATTTGTCCTTGGTTAATTTTTCATCCGGATCGAACAATACTGATAATATTGATTATGAAGGCATAAAAAATAATGCAGACTACTTTTACGAAGAACTTACATCGCCTCCAGCAGGATATACAGCAAAGTGCATTTTTAATAAAAAGACTTTAACATTATCAGGAAAAGTTAGAACTCCTGTGTATTATAACACTTTAGAATCAATAACAGCAGAAAATATTTATCCATACAGTAAGTTTACGAGTAGGACTGGGACTGAATATAGTACAGAAAGATCAATAAAGTCTGATTTTAAAAAAGGCATCAATATTGAGACTACACAAGATGACAATGACAAAATAATATCTTTAGGTACGAATATTTTTAAAGAAAATCCGTATATTTTAAATCCGACTGATGATATTATTTTTGGTTTTAGTTTTAATCCTAGCATGAAGTTTTTTAATAACTCAAGTTACTCTAATGACATCTTTATGCTTTTTGAAAATGTTAAGATTACATTAATAGGAAGTTATTACGCAAATAACGAAAGTAAAAAATCGGACGATACTAACTTCAATCTAAGTAATTCAAAAAAAGTAAACTTCTATGAAAGCAAAAACACGACTGACAGAGTTGGGTTTAATAATATTTACTTGAATAAAGGTGCCTACTATGACTCAACAGTAACAGAAATACTGTCAGCAGGATCTTTTGGACAAAACAAAGTGGTTTATGAAGACTTTTACTCAAGTGCAGGAAATGACAATATAAACCCAAAAAGACTGTTTTTCGCATCAGACTCAGGAACTTTTACAAGCTATAATATTGTAGAAAAAAGTAACGAAGTAATTACTTTGGAAGACAGCAATAATTTAGAAACAGTTAACGTAATTTTAGAAGAGTTATTTAGTAATGTTTATTTTAATAAAAAAAATTGCCGTAGCGCAAGGCTAACAGAAGATAAAAAATATGTATTCGACATTAGTGACAATTCTCTTGTAGGTTATGATATTAAATTAGGCATATCAAGCGTAAAGACTGATGCGTCTATTTACAACGATCAAGGCGTTAACTACATAGGCATAGCAGGTACGTCAGATGCAAAAATAGAAATAGAGCCAAGAGCAATAAGTTCAAGTGAAAACTTAACACTGTTTTTTGTTAATATTAATGCTAGCAATCAAATTGATTTTCATCTTGAAGCAAGTAGTATAATAATTATTAAGGATTCAATGCCTAGAAATAAGTCAGTCTATAGATATAGAAGTTTTGGGCAACCTTTTGATAAGTTATACGAGTATAGATTTTTGCCTTATAATGACATAGATGATAACAACAAGGCGTTTTATACAATTTACAAAAGATTTAAAAATTTGTTTTTAGAAGAAATTGAAATGCCTACATTGTCATTTAATGTAGATCAATATAGCAGAATTTCTGTTCCTAGTCCATTTTCAGATGATTTTATTGACTTAGCAACATAAAAGTAAGTTTTAAATAATGATATTTATAAAAGTATTGTAGTTAGGCAAAGTAAATGGCAGGTTTTTTAAACAAAAAAGACAGACTTATCGATTATAAACTTACAGAAAATGGTCGAAAGCAATTAGCGTCTGGCGATATAAGATTTAAATATTATACTTTTTCTGATCGTTCTATACATTATGAATCGTCAGTCCAAGATAACAAGATAATATCAGACTCAGAATTTTATTATTTGCCTTTTGAAGTTTCAACTAATCCAGGTTTAACTAATAACCCAGAATACTACTTGTCAAATACTCTTTCTTTTGAAAATACAGAAGATAACATATTCAGACTCAAACAAACTCAAAAAGTATTAGGCAATTCACTTTCTTCACAAAATTATATAAGCAGAAAAAAAATAACAAATAATTTAGTTTCTGGTAATGGAGAAATTTATTTTGACAATTTAGATTTAAAATCAGAATTTGATTTTGCAAATAATTCTAGTATAAGACGATATCCAACTATTAAATTTTTTGAAGAAAATATAAGTAATATTGAAAATGTTGAAAACGATAAAAGATTTAGCACACATTTAAAGAATTTAAAGCTTATTCCAGAAAGTTCTTTAGGACAAAAAATAATTAATGACAATAATGTTGAAATTGTTGAAAGCGGCTTGAACTTTATATATAAAACTTTAGATTTAAAAAACAACATTGAATTAAATTCCCCTAGAGAAAGTTCAATTACAAAAGCTATTAATGTTCTTAAGAAAAACAAAAATAGATTTTTTTACCTTGAGTATGAATTGAATAGTTCTTATTTGTCAAATGATGATATTTTTAATTTTGAAATTCATTCTATAAATGAAGATCAAAGTCTTTCAAAACTTCCAATTGTTAGTCTTGGTAAATTTTTTGACAAAGACAACAATAAATTTATTAACGTATATTTGATAGGAAAGTTTATCAAAAAAAACGAAATAGAAGAATTTAAAAATTTTGAAAACAAGACTTATTATTTTGAAGAAATAAGCAACTATTATTTTATAAACTTATTTACATTGGTAGCAGAGTAAAATGTTAAAAAAAGCAAACAAACAACAAATTATTAAAAACATTGATATAGAAAATGCATTTATTGATGAGAGTAGTTTTTATATTCCTGTAACTTTAAATGTTGCTGAAAGCTTGTTTTTTGATATTGAAAAAATATGCGTTTCAATAATTCCTAAAAACTTTGTGTACAATCATAGCTCGGGTAACAGCCTCGGTGAATTGCAATCACTCAACAAAGGGTTTTCTTTGCTAGAAAAACCGTTATTCGTTAAAAAGTTTTCTAATAACAATAAGTCTTTAGGAGAAATAGATATTGAACAAGAAAGTTCAAACAACAATATTTTTAAATATTTATACTCTAAAAATATTGTCTCTTCAAAAGGGCAAGAAGAGTTTTTAGAGTATCAAACTGCTGTTTTTTTTGATGAACAAGGCGTTTCACAAACTAAAACTTTTGTTAATGTTATACCTTTAAGTTTAATAGAAGAAAAAACAGTATCAGTAAATCGTTTCATAGAAGGTGACGATAGACCGCTATTTATATACAGCGATATTATTATTAATGTTTATGCAATAAACTCAAAAAAAGAGATTATTGACAACTTTAGTATTGAATCAAAAAAAATAAATGAATATGAAGTAAATACAAACGCTGAAGCAGTTAGATTAATAGAAATAGAAAATGCACTTAGTTCTTTTACAAATTCTTTTGATATTTTATTTACACCTTATAACTTTCCAATATCTGAGAATTATCGGTTAGGTAGCTTAAACGGCATTGACGTTAGTTTTAATAAAGATATTTTAAACGCAATATTTATTGATAGAGGTTTTTCAAATGAAACTGTACAAAGGCTTAACATTAATTTGTTTCAAAATGATGTAAATACTTCATATAACTTAACTTCAATAAGAAGTTTTGACTTTTTTAGATTTGGCGAAATAAATTCTAGACAAGGTAATAATTTTTCAAATTCTCTTATAAATGATTCTAATTTTCAAGTTTTTACTAATAATATATGTGATTATTTAGATATAAACAATTTAAATGAAATTGAAATAGATGTAAGTTTTAATCTTGTTTATACAAGTAGCAATATAAACATAACAAAAAGAATTATCGTTAATAAAAATAGTATAAAACACCTCAAAGAAGACTTTTTAAAATATAAATTTGAAAAAGACTTAGTACAAAAAAAAGTAATTTTTGCAAATCTGAGTAAATTTAGAAACAACACAGTCACTGATGTATATAAACTAACTTTGGGCCTCAATTTAGAAAACTATTCTAAATCAGACATTATAGAAAGCGGTATTTCTTTAACATTTGTTAAAAAAGACTACTCAGTAATAAACTCTATAGAAACTTTTTTCTTTGATGATGCTCTTACTGAAGGTAATTCTATTGCAATTGATTCATCTAATATTATAAAAAACTACTTCTTAGAAGAAAATAGATTAGTACTTTATTTTCCCTATACTAGACATTTAGAATATGACGATATTATAGGTTGCTATATTAATTTTTTCAATGAGGGCAGCAGAGAGTCTCTTAGTATTGGTTTGTTTTCTACCATTACTGTAAATGAAAGTTTAAGAAGTTTAAATACTGAATTGTTAAATATATACGATTTATGTTCTAATTTATTAATACGACAGACATCTTTTGTCACAGATTCTTCTGACACTGAATTTTTAAGGGCTGTTTTAAATATTGAAGAAGAATATTATTATAAAATTAACATGACAAACTTAATTTCAAATTCTGATCTTAAAAAGATAGGCTATTTTAGTAATGCAGATGATTCAATACAAGAAAAAATAAATCAAATTATCGGTAATGTAATATTAAAAAGTGAAAAAATATTAAAAATAGACGGCGTTGAAATCAAAGAAAAAGTCTCATATGATTTAATGAGTGATATATATCAAAACTATGAGAATGTAAATGGCAAAATCAGTGTTACTCTACAGCAAACAAGCGCAAAAAAGTTATTTGAAAACTTTGACGTAGAAAGAATATTGCTTGGAACAGACTTTTTAGACTTTATAAAATCTATTAGGACAGGTCAAAAACCTGTCTATTCAACAGATGATTATGTAACATATACTAATAAAGTAAGTTACATAATAATGAAAGAAGGAACGATTGCTAATTTTGGTGAAACAAATAATGTAGCGTCATACAAACAAAATATTATGGACTTTATTATTTCAAGTAATCCTAATTTTAAAGCAACAATAGCAAATAGTTTAAAAAATAAACTATACAGTAATTTATATTTTTCTAATAAAGCAAAAGACATAGAAAAAATATTTAATATTTCTGGATTTGAACAAAATAATTTCTTCAATAAAGAAATGCTAGTAAAAAAGAGCTTGTTCAATACTAATCAAAGTGTAGATGTAATTGAAAATAACAATGTAACGCCAGTTATAAACTTGAATGATATTACAAATATGTTATTTGAAAATGCTCAAAAGTGTACTTCTAATATCAAAGCAAACTTATTTAACTCAAAAATTATTTTGCAAAAAATTAAAAAAGGTAGAGACTTTGTTTTACAAGGGAGTGAAGTTAGTAGATTAATCAACGAATATCAAAATAGCGATAATAGCTTTATACAAAGTGCTTTTTTCTATCCAGAAATTGTTTTAGATCCAGAATTTAATTTTAGTAATAACTTAGATTCTGAAGAACTTGTTTTTTTAAAGGACGACGAAAAAGCTTTTATAACTTTTAAAAATAGAAATGTTTTAAGTGATTATATGAATCAGCTTGCAGTTAGTATTGAAAATGATCAAATTATTGCGAACATAGTTAAAAAAGATATTGATTTTAAAAGATTCAATAAAGACTATTATTCTTTGATATTGAACTATCTCGAACAAGAAAGAAGACGCGCTTTGCCAAGAAGATCTGAAAGCTTTTTTGGTAGATCTAGATCTAGAGAAAGAGTTTTATTAGTAAGCAATATTGTGATAAGAGTCTGTATTGTATACAATATAAATAACTTAAGTTATTTATTAACAAAAAACGTAATAATTGATCCAGTTGACAACTTAAAAGCGTATGTTAATTATAATTCTTATAGAAAATCAAAAAGAAAATTAAATATAAACTTTCTTGATTTAGAAAATAATATCTACATGCCTAGTATTTCTTATAAAGGAATGAAAAAATAATGTTAAGATTACAGCAAAAAACCAGTAGTACTTCAAAACAATCTAAGTCAAATCCTGCAGTTAACTTTAAAAAAAAATCTCAAAATGAAGAAAGCGAAGATTCAACAACTAGAGAATCTTTACCAAAAGACATATTTAGTGAAACAGAAGATGCAACTTTCAATAGTCAGACATCAGCTAATGTGACAAATTCTAACTTTGCTGTTGAAGCAGATTTTCAAAATTCTCCTAATTTTTCGGAAGCTGAAAGTGTTGTTGTTGTTGTGCCTGGCACAAAAAGCGTAGTACAAGTTCAAACAGGAATACCTGGATTAGATGAGTATACACAAGAAAGTGAAAGCGAAGAAGAATATAGTCTGTACGATGCTGCCGCTGCGGCTGGCGTTGCTACTTTGGACGGTATATTACCAGTTTCAGATAGCACTCCTTATAACGTAACAAACTTTAATATTCCCCCAAATTATTATAATTATCTTAAATTTGGAGAGGTTTTTAGTCCAACAAGTATTAGTAACATTTTGACGAAATCTTTAAGTTTGAAGCCTGATTTAGAAATAAAAATACTTTCACATGAAATTTTAAAAATAAACAATTCTTCTGGTCTAGATTCTAATTTATTGTTTATGTCAAAAAATGACTTGTCACAAAATAAATTTGAAAGTATTAGAAATAGTGAAATTAACAAATGTGAATCAATTAATGATAGATTAATTCAATATATTGACGTTTCAAAACATAGCGAATTAGTTAACATAAGTATTGAAAAGTCAAAAGATATCATAAGTAGTTTAGATAAAATTACGTCTTTTTCAAATAAGCTTGAAAAACAAATTAACTACGGTAATATCGTAGAAGACTTTATTATAAACAATAGTAGCGATTATAATGGTAAAATTTTAAATACTATAACAGAAAATAGCAATATTAGCTTGCAAAGCTTTTATATTGGAGAAACGGGTGGATCTGATGAAAGGTTACTCGATAAGCAAAGCAAGACAGAAATATCTGAATTAACTGTGTCTGATTTGGAAATTTTTTATAAAAACATATCAGGATTTGATTTTAGAGAAAGAAAAGAAGATACACCATTCAGCATTTTAAATAACATTATTATTAATTCTGATAGCTTGATTGGACAAATGTTTATAAATCAAAGTATTGGAATGTATAGTTTATATCCAAATACAGATAACATTCACTTGAGTGATGTTTTAGAAAAAAGAAACAGAATAAATACTAATGCACTCAATAGATTTCCAATAGTACAAGTAGCAAACTTAAGTTTAAATTCGAGAATATTTAGTACTAGTAATTTTGAAATTCTTAATATAAAAGGTTCTTCTTTTAACAAAAGTAATATTCCTTATCAATCATTTGATCCTTATAATGTCTACTTAAGAAACTTTAACTCATATGATTTTATGATTAAAAATGTTAGTGTCGACAAAGATGATGACAATTATTATCGAAGAATCAGTGTTGCCGGTAAAAATCCTGCTAGTGATAGGTTTACTATAGCTGGTCGATCGTTGCCTTTTGATAATAATGTATTCAAGATAAATCTAAAAAGTGCAGACAATACGAAATATACATATGAAACGTTGTATGCAGACGTTAATACTAATTTTAATATCAAGAGTCCGAGTTTCTATATATATCCAGAGAGGTTTTTTATGTCAGATTTAATTAAGTTTGACAATCAAAACTCTTCAGAAAACGAATTTATGTCTAGTCAGTTACCTAATCAAATTATAGCTTCAAGTAATTCTGACAGTGATGTGATAGGTATAATTAAAGACCGGATTCGAAGTTTATTTTTTAACAACTTTACTGGCTCTAATCTTGACTCAAACGAATACGCTCAAAGGGTTAACCAAGAGTACGTTTTAAAATTAGGTAGTTTTTATACAAACTATATAGAAAATCGTTTAATTACAAACTATTTATACCTATTTAAAAATTCTTATAAAGCCCTAGGCATTGAATCTTCTGAAGCTGAATATAATTTAAACATAGTAAACAATTCAATAGAAGATTTTACTACTTTAGAAAGAATAACTGATATTGAAATAGGTAGTCATGACAACGATAGTTTTGAAGCAGAAGGAAGTATTTTCACTAATACAGTCCAGCGCGTGAGCGAATCATTTACAGCTGAAAGTGGTGAAAGATTTGAAGCCAATCAATTGACAAGTAGACTTATTGATTTTTTGAATAACGCAACTGGCCAAGTTGAACAAGAATATAACAGATTAGATATTCAAGATTTAAAAAGCGATTTTTTTGTTTTTGAATGTTCAAATAGCTTTTTAAACAAAAGAGAACTAGAGGCTTTTTCTTTTGAAGGGGATAGCGTTTCGAATATTATACCGTTTGATGCAAGATCAAAAGGATCGCTTTCATATATTAAAACTAACGTAGAAAAGCTTTTAAATTATAATGATAAAGATTCTAATAGTAAAGCAAGCGACTTTATTTATAAAAACATAGGTACAATTTCTAGCATAAAGTATTCTAAATTTTCATTATTAATTGCAAACAGCGTGAACATAGTTAAAAGAAAACTAGGAAAATCACATTCTAAAGTATTTGATGACTTTTTAAAAAAATGTAAATCAAAATTAAAACAGAGCAATGAATTTACCTTATTATACGATAAATTTGAAGAAACTAGTTTTGATACTTTTGAAAATAGCAAGTTTATAGATAATAATTCTTATAAGAATAATTTTGTTAAAGAATTTTCTAATATAAGAAATACTTCAAAATCTTATTTTAGCAATGAAATAATAAGTAATAATCATTTATTTACTTCAGAAAAATATAGAGAATTTCTTTCGAAAATATACACAAAATCATTCTTGAGAGATAATGTTACGCTATTTAAAAGAATTATAAAAGACAGCATTGATATTTTTACAAGTAGTAATACTTACGAAAGCAACGAGTATTTTGGATTTGATGTCTTATTAGCTACAGCGCTTTCAAATATTAACAATAACGATACAAACAACATAAAAAAAATCATCAAATTAGTTTTATCTAATGCCATTATAAAATCTGCAGGGTTAGAAAATCAAATAAAAGGACTCGAAGTAAAGCAGTCAAATTTAAATATGACGTTTCAAAGCCCGTTAAATTATTCAAATTTTATTTTTTATGAAAAATTAGAAAAAATATACGGTAAAGATTTCATAGAAGAAGTTGTAAAATCGATATATGATCAAAAAAACATACATAAGCAAAAAAATTATGTTCTAAGAGAACTAAATACATTCAATAATAATATTGAATTTTTAGATAGCATGACTGCATCTAATGGCACAGGTGGTGTTAGATTTAATTCTATTAATGGCAATATACACACTTTGTTGTTCCCACTAAAATATACTAATCACGGTAAACCTGAAAACGTTGAATGGAAAAAAAGCATGCTTGAACTTTCTAATTCAAAAGAAGGACTTCCGAGCGTTCTAGAAGTCGGTATGGGTGTTAAAAAGTTAGCATCAAATTTAGCTTATAATTACGATGTTTTTATTGATAAAGAAAAAACTGGGATTTGCTTTTATGAAAACAACGAGGATGATCAAATCCTAGGCGCAGGATATAATTTTTCAAAAGAAAACAAAATTAAAAGCTCTGATCTTAAAATAAGCTATTTTAATTATAAAAAGCCTCAACAAGGAATTGACAAGTTGACTTCACCGCCGAGTATAGTTGGTGAACCTACCCCTGTACCGAAATGGACAATTAATTACGGGAACGTGCGTTCAGATGACAACAAACCTATTATGCCTTACGACAATAAAGAAGTTATCATACCTTTTTGTTACAACTATTTGTCTGGGCGCGACAATACATATTCAAACAAAATAACAAAAATATGTCAAGACATTTTAGAGATATTTGAAGTTAATTATACTAATATTAATAATATCGATGATGTACTAAATTTTATAGATCAAAATGAATTTTATTTAAAACTATTGCAAGATATATTTGAAGCTTTCTCTAGCCTGTTTATAGATTCATATGAAAACTTTTTAACAATATTAATAGATAAAATAAGAAGTGGAGTATACACAGAAGACAGCATAACATTTGTTTCAGGCAACTCTAGTGTGTTGAAAGAAAAAGCTGTTAGTGATTTATATAAAATTTCAACAAAAATTAATAGTAATAAAAAAAGATTTCTAGAAGGCAACCTTATTTATACTGTGGATAATTTTATTGAGCAAAGAGGCGAAAATGAAATCTACTCTAAACGATCTCAAGAAATTCAAAATGTATTTAAAATTTTAAATAATAGTGACTTAGCAACTGCACTGTGTCATGATATAATACATGGCTATTTTTTAAATTATGAAGACAATGTTCAATTAAGAAATAATGATCTTACACAGTTTGAAGAAAATATAAATTTTATTTTAAGTAATATCAATGATATAAATAATTTTAATATTGATAAAAAAGATTTAATTAGTTTGTTGCAAAACGAGTTTTACCAGAATATTTTATCTAGAGATCTTCAAGAAATTATGTATTATAAAAACATGTTCAATGAAACATTTATTAAAAACAATATGTTTAATACAATTAAAGAAAAATACGAATCGATAAATTTGTTTAATACTAAAAAACTTTTCTATAGAAACAATATTAATCAAGCACTTCAAGGATTAAACAAGCTTTCAGAACTATCTAGTAAATCAGACGTTGAAAAAATAGACGTTATTAGAATTCCTATAAGCTACGATATTGTAAAAAAAATTGGCGAAAGAGGTATACTGCAAATTGATATTTTACCTGTTAATTTGAAATATCCCGAAATAGAATACTCAAAATTAACATTTTATTTTTGTCCAGCTTTAACAAGTGTAACAAGTAACTATGGTTTATCTATTAGCAATTTATTTAATGAATTTGTTGGTTTTTATGACGATACACAAAAAATATCAAAAAGATATAGTATTGTAAGTAAAGAGACAGCAAATTTTGAAATATCAAAAATCGTGGAAGAAGTTTTGATTAGACGTGCTGAACAAAGCATTGAAACACAAACTCTTTCTTTAGAATTTAGCAACAGAATTGTGAGTGATGCAATTATGTCAAATGCTATTAAAAGCATAAACTTTATATCACAAAAAAACTTAGACGAAAATATAAAAAATATTGATTTTGATATTACAAACTTGATTCATTATGATACTACTAACTTGATTTCTTATTTAGACGTTAATAGTTTAAAAAAAATATTTAGCAGTTACAAAAAAAATACAAATGAATTTACAAATCTAGACAGTAGTTTGTATTCTAACTTAGACAGCAATAACAATATAATAAGTAATAATGATTTTTACAAAAAGTTTATTTTGAACGTGGATGAAAATACGTCATGTTCAAGTATATTAAAAAGTTTAGTTCCTAATGTATATTACGATGTATTTAATATTGCAATTAACAGAAATATAATCCCGAAAGAAGATGAAGAAAATGTTGTTGATATTAGAAATAGTCGAATTAACAATGATTTACAAGCAAATAAAAGCTTTAATTATTATATTAGCACAAAGGTAATATGATGGATATAAAAGATATTGATGATGTAGTATTTTCTGCTGTAGATAATTCATATAGAAATCAAGAAATTAATTTTAATTTTATTTATAATAACTACATTGAAAATGAAACTATGGTTGATGACAATATTATTCTTAATAGAGATGTTGAGTCAAAAAACAGATTTGTTCGAATAGCGTTTGAAAATAACGTAGAAGCTGCATTAGCAGGTTCTTTTAGTGAATATGATAATATTAAGAAAAACATTCTATACGTTTTTAACGATAAAGACCTTTATGAAAGTGATAGGGAATTTTTTAATAAACAAGATGATTTATTTCCTGGAAGGAAAACTTTAGTTTTTGATAACAAAATAGAAGATTTTAGCAATTACAATAAATTTTACAATGCTGTTGATGGAAATACTACAGAGATTGACTTTTTATTTAATGATAGATCAAATCTTTTATCTATAACACATAATAGAAATTATGAAGATAACTTGTTAAAAAAAGATTACCCAGAAAACTTTAATTTTAATAATACACAAAATTATTTAGACTTAGTTAGTAGCGAGAGAATAGAAAACAAAAGAAAAAAAAATAATTTAATTGAAAGCTTTAAAACAGGCGCGCTTCTTCCAGAGTTAAATTACATTTCAGAAAGTATTAATTTAGGTGACGTTAATGAGTACGCTAATTTAAACGCAATATTTTGCGGTGCTTATATAGAAAAGTTTTTATTAGTCAATGATAAGTATGAGTTTTTATGCAGCAGATTTTATATGCGACCAGAAATCAAATCAAACAGAATAGTTTCAAAAATAGAAGATGAAGCAGTTAAATATGGGTCAACTTATAGGTATATCAGTTACAACGTATATTTTTACACTACAGTTAATCCTGTAAATCGATTTGTATTACGTCACTATTTATTATGTACACATCCGTATATGAGCAACGATATTATTTGCAAAGAAAAAAACCCGCCACCTCCGCCAGTTAGTCTTACAATGACTTATAATTTACAAAACAAAGTTATGCTTTTAAGATGGGAAGAACCTACAAATTACGAGGGTGATGTTAAAGGATATCAAATTTTAAAAAGAAATAGCATTGAAGAGCCGTATAAAATTGTTAAACAGATCGAAGGACATTTAATTACTGACTTGTATGAGCCTGACGAAGTTGTTCCGGCAATAGACATAATCAAAAAGCCTGGAAAAATTGATAAAAAATATTTTGACGAAGATTTTGATGAGAATAAAATGTGTATTTATACAATTAGATCGATTGATGCGCATGGTATGAAGTCTGATTATGGTGAACAAATTGGTGTATATTATGACTTTCTAAGGAACAAGTTAATAACTAGCTTGATTGCAAAACCAGGGGCTAATGTTTCTTACCCAAATAGAACGCTTTTAAACAAATCTATTTTTCACGAAAACATACCTGACTTTGTTGATAATCTACCTATAATTAACAAGCCACGTAAAATAAGCCTTTATTTGACACCAGACTTTGCATATATTAGATCAAATGAAATACTTAGAAAAACTCTGGATGATGATTATCAATTTACTTTAACTAATTTAAATGATTTTGTGCATAAAACTGATAAATTTTCAATTGTTAATTTCAGGTAAGTATATATTTATAATAAATTTAAGGAGAAGATAAATGGGATTTTTAAACCATGCAACAAACAATATAATCATTGATGCAGTTTTAACTGATAAGGGACGTGAGCTTTTATCAAAAAACGATGGATCTTTTAAGATATCAAAGTTTAAATTAGCTGATGACGAAGTTGATTATTCTATTGTTGAACAATATGGTATAGCATTAGGCAAAGAAAAAATAGAAAAAAATACACCTATTTTTGAAGCAATTACAAATGAAAACCTAGCTATTAAATACCCGCTTATTACGCTTTCAAATGATACGACAAAAGTTTTTGCTTATCCTGAAATTGTACTTGACCAGACAAATACGTCAGTAGATGTATCAACTCAGACAACTTCATCACAAAGATTTTTAAACCCAAGAGTTAACATTAAGACTACAATAAATCAAGATGAAGATTTTGACTTAAATAGCGCTAAATTAGTTGATGATTATTTTAAAGTTAGAGTTTTTGACAAACTGTTAAAGATTACAAACGCAGAAGGTATTATTGAAACTAAAGGTGATATTACTACATACGCAGTTAGAGCTTCTCAGCTACAGACTTCAGGTGAGTTTAATGGTCAAACATCATGTGAAATAGCAATGTCTGCTTCAGGTATAGCTACTGATAGTAGTTTTAAACAATTTTCTTTAGATCAAGATAAAACTACTATTAAGACTCAAATTGAAATTATTGGAAACAGAACCAATAGCGTGAAAGTTGTTCCTGTTAAAATAACAAGTAATAAATTAAGTTAAGGATAAAAAATGATTGAATTAAGTAATGCGTCGTTTGGTTTTACTGACAATGATGTAATTAGAAAAACTTCAAAAGTAAGACAGCTTGTAGATATTTTAAGAGTTGATGTTGCTAGTACAAGCGATGCTACTGAAGCTAGAGATACAAGTAATGATTTAAAAACTAGAAAAAAATACGAAGTTTTTGTAACAGGTGGCGTTGGTCAAGGTATTTTCCCTGTTACAAGCTCTTTATTTCAGACTGTTTTTGATCAAAATCACGAAACACAGACAGCTAATGAGCTTTTTGATATAACAATTGGATGTTATCATGATAGTGATCTAGTCTCAGGAAGTTTAGATAGGACAAGAGGCCTTGAAGTTGATGGATCATTTACAGGAGTTGACGCAAGTGGAAAAATGCTTTTTGCAAATGATGTTTTAATGTTAAGAGAAAAAATAAATATCTACAAACAATACGCACAGTATTTACTTGGCGATGCAAATGCTTATTTTTCTGCACCTTTTTCAATTGAAGATACAGTTTTTGTTCATACCGGGTCAAATGGAGAATTATCTTACAGAGAAAGAATTGATGAAGCCGTCTTTATTAATTTTAAAAGACTTTTCGTAAGAGACGGTATTGTTAAAGAACAATTTGTTTTAAGGCTATTAGAAAACGCAAGCTCTAGTTTGCCTAATATCGGAATAAAAGGTGACGATTCAACAGGCAGCGAAACGTCAATAACAGACACGGGTGCTTTAAGCTCATTAACTGTTACTGGACAAGCAGGAAGTATTGCAACTCTTAAAAAAAATTCCGTAGCATCAGGTGAAGATGAAAACGTAGGTCTTGTTTTCTATGAAAAAGGAATACTCGTATTGGATGCGTCAAGAGTATTTAATGCAAGTCAAAATATTTCAGGATCAATTAGTGCTGTTTCTGGAACTACTGGCTTTAATGCAGGGACTTTAGAATTTAATCAACCTTTAATACCAGACTTTTGGGCAACAGGGTCTATAGATAACATATTAGACCATTTATGTGAAACAAGATTTGGAAGATCAAACGCTTCTGCAGTAGGTTTTGTTAATCAAACATTTATAAATTCTTCTATATACGTTTGTAGAGTAGCACCAAGTCAAGCAAACTATTCTAGAAATCCTACATACAAAAATGGTGATGGAACAATAAGAGTTATTGAAGAAAGAGGTGACGATCCTTTTTCTTATATAACAACAGTAGGTCTTTATGATGTTGATAATAATCTATTAGCAGTGGCTAAAACATCAAGACCTATTGAGAAGAATCCTGAAATTGATTTATCTATTAGTGTGAGAATAGATTACTAAAATGATTTTAAATCCTATTAATAAAGATATGATAGTGCATAGTAGCATAGAGCTGCAGCCTACAATTAATTATGTATCTGCTTCTAATGACTGTCATTTTTTAAATAGGTTAGATATATCTTCAGCTGGTGTATACGGAGACTTAAAAGCAGAATCGTTAAATATTCGTCAAGCTTCTAGCGAAAGAACAGACCGATTATATAATGTTAATGACACTTTTTTGTCTGATGGTGATTATAATCTTGTTGAAAAACTAAAAATTGCAAAAGACTTAGAAACAGAGCTAGATACGACTTTGCAAGATTTTATTGACAATCTTGATACTTCTTCATTGACGACGCAAGAAGCTATTGAAATGTTTGTTATTTATACTGGAGCAGTCGCTAAAGTTAAAAAAGATAATTTTGCTAATCAAGGTTTAAAAAAAATTAATTATGACTCATCATTCAAAGTTGAGAGAATTGAAAAAAAGTTTATAATTGATAATCCTTCTTACCTTAAAAAATCTGCTGTTTTAAACATGTTCAATTATTACAGAGAAAATATGTCTCATAATAATTTTTTTGATTTATACTGGGGGTTTAAGAATTATAACAGTTTAAACTTTTTTAACTTATATGATGATATTAATTCAAATTTTAAAAACAATATAACACATAAAAACTGTGTAATATATCCTAATTTGTATGTAAACGGTAAGTCAACATACAAATTTAATGCTGATGAGTATTCTTTTTCTTTCTATGTAAACCCTAAGCGGAGTGTTTCAAGTTCTTTTCACTATAACCCGGGATGTGTTTTAAACATACCTGGTGTTATATCAATTTACTTAGTTAAAGGGACTAGCTTAAATGAAAACAACGAGACAAATAAATTTAGAATATTTTGTGAGTTAGGCGATAATTCTTACAACTCAATAAATACTAATTTTGCTAATTTTGACATAGATGATACGGGAAAGCAAACAAATAACTTTTCTTTTCTAAGTAGCGATAACTTATTAAAATTAAATAATTGGCACAACGTATGTATTTCATATAAAATTAATAATGTAAATAGTAGTAATAAGTCAAATATAAGTTTGTATGTTGACGGCGTCTTAATAGAAGAATTTGTTTTTAATAGTAATATTCACAATGTTACACAAAATAGTGCTATTTTTATTGGTAATAAAACTACATTATTAGAAAATGAAATAAGTGATTTTGTTTTACATGCATTTTCTAAAGACAACCAAAATCTTGACGACAATGAAGGCCCATACATTAAAAAACATATACTTTTTGGATCTGAGGTTGATTCTGTTTTAAACACTGGTTCTGACTCTAATAAAACGTATTTATTTAAAAACAAGTTAAACGAAATAGAAAACAGTTATGTATTAGAATCAACTAGCCAGTCTTTTAATGGTGAACTTTGTGACATTAGAATTTATAATGAATACTTTGACTCAGAAAAAGCTAGCAATATTTACGCTAGTGGTATACCAGACCTGCAAAAAGAAATAGATGAATTTAACTTATCATTTTATCTTCCTGTTTACTATAGATCACAAAAAGTTAAAAAAGAAGGCTTAGTAAACCTATCTGCACCATATCAAGTTTATGATGACAGCATTGAAGGCGTTGGTCTTGTTAATGTTGATGATAATTTACAGGGAAATTATATATTTACCTATACTAATGGTAATGAAAATCAAGTTGAAACTTTAGAATTTAAAGTTAAGACTGAGAATATATCGTATAACTTTCCAGTAAATCCTTTCTTTTTAAACTTTACTGGCGGCACAGATGTTTCTGTTGAACACTTCCTAAGAGAGTTTGTCAAGCAAACACAACCAAACGTAGTAATTGGTGGCTCAATTAAAAGTGATGCATATCAAGACTGTTTTCTTGGAAAACCAAATGCAATACTAAATGATATTGTTTTTAATGACTTAACCAAGAAAGGACACACACCATTCAGTTTATACGAAAAAATAGTAAAAACTTTAACTTTAGATGACTTGAACAATATAAATATTGACTATCAAGAAAATAATATATCATATAGGAATTATATGATACTACCAAATGATAACGGTATTCAAAGACAGTATTATAATCAAAAAGTTTTTAACTATAATGACGGCGACTTCCTGGATTCACACAAAAATGAGTTAGACGAAATAAGCTTTGACTTTGTTTCTTTGAAAAATATTGATAAAAGTCATAGTCTTAATAATTCAATACCAAAGACAAGCATGTTAATTAGTGATAATTTTAGTATTGATGGAGAAACAATCGAAGAAAATGAAAGGAAGCCTTATAGATTTAATAATAAAATATTGAGCTTGCTTTCATCGAACGGAACTAATAGAAGTCTTGATCCTTCTTTTAAAGAAAGATGTGATAAAATAAAAAACATATCTTTAGGTAATTTTCACAATTTAGAAAATTCAAGCTATTTTCATGATTATGACTTAGCTGGTATATCTAACTCTAGTATTTTTAGAAACACTGGAATAATACCTGATACTAGAATAGAATTTATATCAAATAACACTGGTTTTTACAAGACTTTATCAAATCCATCACAAAGAAGTTATTATTCTTCACACGATAATACAATTTCTGAAACTGAGGTGTATGATTTTAAGCAAATTGAAGAAAATAGTCAAATAGTTTACAAAAAAATTCTTATGCCTTTGGAACAGTTAGAGAAAGACTTTAATGAGAATTGTTCAACAATTTTTAGTATTTCAACACAGCTATTTAATAAAAAAATCAAAAGAGAAACTTTTGAAATAAAAGATGTAGACTTGAGTATGAGCTCAGGTTTGTCAATGACATTTAAAGATTCGAATCTTGGAAGTTTATACAGATCTGACTCTTTAACACCACATGCAGAATGGAACACTTCTGGTAATATATTATATAACGAAGGTATTGTTACTTTAATACACCCTAGCATGTTTAACTTTGGCAAAACAAATTTTAAAATAAATTGTTCTACACACACAGACTTGAATGTTTTTGAATTAAATCTTCCTGCACATAGAGGTGAGACAAACAAATCTAATAATTTGTCTTATATTGATAATTTAAGACTTGACAAATCAGCATTTAACGCTGATGAAGATTTTGTCTATATTACAGATATAGATTTACATGATGAAAATTTAAACGTTGTAGCTTCTGTAAAGTTGGCGCAACCTTTTGCTAAAAAAGATAGTGATAACGTTTTATTTAGAGTTAAAATGGATTTTTAATGGAAGATGAAAATAAAGTTTGTTATTTAGGATTAGATATTTCGACTTCAATTATAGGCTTTTGTTTAATAAATTACAAAAAAGAATTAGTTTTATTAGATTATATAGATTTAAGAAAGATTAAGTGTATCTTTAAAAAGTCTGAGCTTGTTAAGGAAAAGTTATATAGTATTAAGAAAGATTATATATTTTCTGATGGTTTTAGTATTTCAATAGAAGAAGCATTTCAAAGTTTCAGTAAAGGATTCTCTTCAGCTAGAACATTGTCTCAGCTTAATAGATTTAATGGTATAGTATCTTACCAATGTTATGAAATATTTAGTAGTGTACCTTTCTATATAAATGTAAACAGCGCAAGAAAGAATTTACAAATAAAAATTAATAAAAAATTAAGTATAAATACAAAAGAACAAGTATTTCAGTGGGTTCAGAATAGCATTGAAGACTTTGACTGGCCTATGAAAACTTTAAAGTCTGGACCAAATAAAGGTGTTGTAAAATTTCACGAATGTTGTTATGATATGTCTGACGCATATGTAATTTGTAAGGCACTAATTTATAATGATGAAAATAACAATCAGTGAAAAAATAAGTTTTCTAGAAAGCTTTTTAAATACAACACTATCAAAAGACGGGCATAATATTAACATATGGTGTCCTTTTTGCAAACATAGTAATAAAAATAAGTTAAAGCTAGCGATTCACTTAGAAAAAAATATTTATCATTGTTGGCTTTGTGACAAAAAAGGTTCAAATATTTCTTATCTTGTTTCTAGACTTAGTCCAGGGAAACAAGATAAGGCAGCAAAGTTATTTAAATCATCTAATAAAAAGACTGGTGATTTTGATTTTATACTGAATAGTCTTAATGATTGTTGGTCTCTTTCTAAAGATGATACAGAAAACATAGAACCTATTGACTTTCCTGAAGACTTTAGGCTTTTAGCAACTGATTTTAACAGTAATGATCCTGACATAAGAGACATATTTAAATATGCACTTAATAGAGGATTATCTAAACATAAACTATGGCTGTTAAAAGTTGGTTATTCTCATAAAAAAGAATTTAGAAGATCACTAATAATTCCTTCTTTAGATGAAAATGGCGAGATTAATTTTTATACGTCTCGAAAAATAGATGTTAGCTCTAAAGACTCGTATAAATACAAAAATGCCAGTGTCCAAAAAAAGTCAATAGTCTTTAACGATATAAATATTGATTGGAGTTTACCACTTACAATAGTTGAAGGACCATTAGATTTACTTAAAACAAATGATAATGCAACTTGTTTATTAGGGTCTTCTTTGACAGAAGACATGTTACTATTTAAAAAAATAGTAAAAAATTCTACGGAAATTAATCTGGCTTTAGATAGCGATGTATACTATAAAACTATTGAAATATCTGATTTATTATCTTCATATAATATTAAAGTAAATATTTTAGATACAAGATGCGCAGAAGACGTAGGTGACATGACTCTGTCACAATTTAAAAGCTGTCTAGAAACAGCAAAAACATATAACAAAGAATCAAAGCTATTATCAAAAATAGCTTCAATTTAAGGTACAAAATGTCAGTAAAATTTGCGCATATATCAGATGTCCACTGGAGAAGCTTGAAAAGGCACGATGAGTACAGGACAGTTTTTAATTCTTTATTTGACAGTTTAAAAAAAGAAAAGCCTGACATTATTTTTATTGGTGGCGACATAGTACATTCTAAAACTCAAGGTATTACTCCAGAGCTTATAGAAAATCTCACGTGGTGGTTTACAAACTTAGCCGAAATTGCTCCAACGCATATAATCCTGGGTAATCATGATGGTTTAATTTTAAATGAAAATCGTCAAGATGCTATAACTCCTATAATAGAAGCATTAAATAATAGCAACATATATCTTTACAAAAAGAGTGGAATATATGAAATTCCTAATACAGATATAAACTGGGCAGTCTTTTCTTGCTTTGATCATAAAAACTGGGGTAATGTTAAGCCTGTTAAAAACAAGATTAATATAGCTTGTTTTCATGGCGCAGTTTGGGGTTCTAAAACTGATGTTGACTGGGAGCTTGATGGTGAAGTAAGTTTAGACTTTTTTAGCGAGTATGATTTTTCTTTTTTAGGCGATATTCATAAAATGCAATATCTAGATAAAGAAAAAAGAGTCGCCTATCCAGGATCAACAATCCAGCAAAATTATGGAGAAGATATTCTTAAAGGGTATTTAATTTGGGAAATTGAAAATAAGTACGACTTTAGTAGTAGATTTATTAATCTAGATAATCCTTATCCTTTTGTAACGATTGACTGGAAAGATTCTGTCGAAAAAACAGTAAAATTCTGCGAAAGAATTAAAAAGCAAGCAAGGTTTAGGATTAGATCAGAAAATTCGATATCTCAAGCAGAAATAAAATTACTACATTACTATCTCAAAAACGATAAAGAAGCAAAAGAAATTGTATATCAAGTTTTAAGTAACATACCTAAACATGTTAGCTTAAATAATAATCTTGCAAAAGAAAATAATTTCGACATAAGAAAAAGTAATGAAAGAAATTTATTATTAAAAAGTTTATATCAAGATATTAACGACGAAACACTTAGTAAACTTAATAGTGTGTTTAAGATCAAACTAGATGAAATTCCAGAGACTTTATCTGTTTTTAAAGATAGTTGGTCGATTAATTCAATAAATTTTAGTAATACTTTTTCTTATGGAAAAGATAACTATATTAATTTTTCAAATCTTTCCGGAGTAATAGGTTTATTTGGCAACAACCGATCAGGCAAGTCTTCAATTCCAGGTACTTTAATGTACACGCTTTTCAACACTTCAGATAGAGGTTCAATAAAAAATCAAGATATCGTTAACATTAGAAAAGGCGAATGCACTTCTAACGTTAATATTTCTGTAGGATCTAAAAACTATGACGTAACTAGAAAGACTACTAAAAAGACCAATAAAAAAGGCACGACTTCAGCTAGCACAAGTTTAGAACTTAAAAGAAACGATATTAGTCTTAATGAAACTGAAGAACAGAGAAGAGAAACAGATAAAATACTAAAAAATTTAATTGGTTCTGCTGAAGACTTTCTTTATACAAGTTTTGCTTCGCAAGGCGAGATGAATACTTTTATTAAGGAAAAATCAAGTGCAAGAAAATCTGTTTTGTCAAAATTTCTCAATCTAGACGTTTTTGAAAGTTTACATAAAAACTCTAGAGAAGACTACATTGTGTTGAAAAATAAATTAAAATCAATAAATGAAGAAAACTGGGATTTGTTGATTGAAAATGTTAATAAAGATATATTAAATGTATGCAAAGAAATAGAATTAAACGAAGAAGAAATATCAAAATTAAGAGCAGAAGAGCTAAAAATAAATATAAATATATCAAACTTAGATAATGATATAGATAGACACACATCAGGTTATACCTTAGATTCTTGTAACAAAGAAATTCAATTTATTGAAAATAAAACAAACAAAAATATACAAAACATCGAAGATGTAAAGAACAGACTACATGAAATAAAAGAAAAATTAGAAAAAATTAATTTTTTTAAAATTAATCATCCTATTGATGATCTTGAAAATGACAAACAGAAACTTGACAATCTTTTAGATAAGATAAAAAAGTTTAGTTTTGAGAAAAAAAACCTTACAAATCAAAAAAAATCAGATGAAAATGAAATTAAAATTCTCGATCAGGTACCTTGTGGAGATCAATTCTTAACTTGTAAATTTATAAAAAAAGCACATGAAGCTAAGAGTAATAAAAATGAGCTTTCAAGTAATATAAGTGAAATAGAAGGATCAATTTTTGAAATTAGAGGTGTTATTAATAAATTAAAAGATCAGGAAATTGATGAAAAAATAAAAAAGTATAACTTAATATTGAATTCAGAATATCGTCTTAAAATTGACTCAGAAAGACTTGTAGAAAAAAAATTAATGTACAAAGAAAAGAGTTTATCTTTAAAAAAAGAATTTGACAAACTCCAGATTATATTCGGTGAGCTTAAAAGCACAAATAATGATAATCTAATTAAAGAAGTAAATAAAAGCAAAACAGCGCTTAATAGAGTTCAAGATGACATATTTTCTTTAGAAAGAAAAAACAAGGAAAAACAGTTTGATTTATTTAGATTAAAAAAGAGTATAGAAGAAATAAAAAATCGACAAGCAACATACACCAAAATAGTTTCAGAGTGGAAAATTTATGACATGTTTACTTATGCCGTGTCAAAAAAAGGTATTCCAACATTTATTATTAACTCTTGCTTACCAAAAATCAATGAAGAAATTAATAATATTCTCAATGGCGTAACATCTTTTAAGATTGAAATACAGGAAGAAGCTTCTAATAACAATTTAAACGTTTATATAGACTATGGTGACTCAAAAAGAATTATTGAGTGTGCAAGTGGAATGGAAAAAATGATTACTTCTATTGCTATTAGAGTTGCATTAATTAACATATCTTCATTACCAAAATCAGATATATTTATTATTGATGAAGGTTTTGGTGCACTTGATGATACAAACATAGAAGCTTGTGCAAGACTTTTAAATAGTTTAAAAAAATATTTTAAGACTATACTGATAATATCACATGTTGATGCAATCAAAGATATTGTAGATAAAAATATAGAAATTTCAATGAAAGGTCAAGATTCTTATGTTAATTGTAGATGATGATAAATGGCATAAAGTTGATAAAGATTTAGAAGAAAAAAAGTATAACAACATACGATTTGTTAGACCAAAAGACTACAAGCCTGTTTCGCTATCATGTAGCTTTTGTGATACTTTAATTGCCACAGTAGAAGATGTTGAGTCTATGAAAGAAGCTAATGTTTGTGAAAATTGCTACATAACATATTATTATCATAATAAAGATAAGTGGAAAAAAGGCTGGAGGCCAAATATTAAAAGGTAATATATAATTAGTATATATTTAAGTTTTCAAGAGGTTTAAAATGGAATACGATTTAATTAATGGACTAGGATGTGCTATAGACAATGTATATAACTATAGCTCTGAAGATGGTTCTAGAAAAACTAAAGCTCGACTTGTTGATGAAGAAATGCATATTACATACGTAACTATATTGAATTCATCAAGAGAATCAGATTTACATTATCAAATGAAAAATCTAAAAAAAGAGTCAAATGAAATGATTAATTCAAGGCTCAGAACAATTAAAAAAGAATTTAAAGACGCTTCAGGCAGACCACTTACAACAAAAAAAGTAGGTTCGAGTGATGATGTAGAAACACTTACTGTAAGTCCTTATAGTCCGTTTAGAAAACTTAAGTATTCCTGTACATATAAATACGAAGTAAAGTAATTTAAACATGAAAACTAGAAACGGGCAAATTAATGAAATAATAAAGTGTGGCAAAGATCCTGTCTACTTTATGAACAAGTATCTAAAGATACAACACCCGTTACGTGGATTAATTAAATTTAATACATTTCCCTTTCAAGATGATTGTGTTGAAGATTTTAATGAACATAGGTTTAATATTATATTAAAATCAAGACAGCTAGGTTTGTCAACTTTAGTTGCTGCGTATGCTGTTTGGCAGTCTGTTTTTTATAAAGAAAAAAATATATTAATCATTGCTACAAAGTTAGCAGTTGCACAAAATTTTATAAGAAAAGTTAAGACTTATATAAAATCAATGCCTAAATGGCTGTTAGTACCTACTATAGTTGCTAATAATAAACAACAAGTTGAGTTTTCTAACGGCTCACAAATAAAAGCAGTACCAACATCAGAAGATGCAGGTCGCTCAGAAGCTTTATCACTTTTAATTGTAGACGAGGCAGCTTTTGTTAGAAATTTCGATGAGCTTTGGATGGGATTATACCCTACTCTATCAACTGGTGGACGTGCTATTCTTCTTTCAACGCCAAATGGTGTTGGTGGGCAATACCATGAAATATATACAAAAGCTGTAAGAAAAGAAAATGAATTTAATTCTATAAAGCTTATGTGGGATGTCCATCCAGAAAGAAATGATGATTGGTTTGAAAAAGAAACCAAAAACATGTCTAAAAAACAAGTTGCACAAGAGCTCTTGTGCGATTTTGCATCTTCTGGTGACACTTTTTTAACAAATGACGTTCTAGACAAGATTAGAGTTTTAAGCAAAGAGCCTATTGAAAAAAGCGGACCTAATAATAATATATGGTATTGGGAATACCCGATTGAAGAAGTAAACTACATACTTTCAGCAGATATTGCTAGAGGAGATAGTGGAGACTATTCAACATTTCATGTAATAAACACAAAAAACATGTCAATATCATCTGAATTTAAAGGCAAAATACCTCCAGATCAATTTGCTTCACTAGTTTACGATGTTGCTAAAAGATTTAACACAGCAATGGTCTGCCCAGAAAACAATGCTTATGGTTATACAATGCTTGTTAAACTTTCTGATTTAGGTTATAAAAATATTTATTTTGCAAAAGAAAAAGACAAATATGAGTATCTTTACGGCGGGTCAAATAATATAGGTAAAGCAGGGTTTACTACAAGCAAGGAAAGCAGAGATAAGATTCTTGCTAATCTTGAAGAAAGCCTTAGAAATGGTATAATTAAAACATATTCTCATAGACTGTTCTCAGAATTAAAAACGTTTATTTGGAATGGTAAAAAAATAACTGCTATGAAAGGTTATAACGATGACCTTATCATGTCAATTGCTATTGGCTGCTGGTTATCTGGAAGTAATTCAAGTAGTTATAACGTTTCACAAATTCAGCAAGCTGATGCTATTTTAAAAGGCATGGAAGTTAACAATACAAAAGTTGATAATACAATAATATCACCTTTTTATAGAAATAATCAAAGTACTGTAAATCCAATGATACCAGTCTTTATGCCTGGCGGCAAATTTACAGATAAAAACAGCGAAATAACAAGAAATAACCCGTTAGGCAATTTAGATTGGTTAATTAGGAAGTAGTAATGGCAAAAGAAAATCCTAGTTTATTTAGAAAACTGACAGACCTTTTTAGATCAGGTCCAGTTGTTCGAAGAAAAATTAAAAATTTAAATACGAAGTCCAATACAAGATCTTCATTAGAAGTTTTTAAAAAAGCACATAGTGATGTTTACAATTCAACTTTAAGTGCTTATGGATCTTACGATAGAATGGCAAGATATTCAGACTTTTCAGAAATGGAAGCAACACCTGAAATTTCTTCTGCATTAGACATTTACTCAGAAGAATGCGTTTCTCCAGACGCTGAAGGGAATGTCTTGCATATTTATTCAGAAAATAGAATGATAAAAAAAATTCTTCACGAACTTTTTTATGATACGTTAAATATTGATTTTAACTTAGCAATGTGGGTGAGAAATCTTTGTAAATACGGCGATTTTTTCTTGTTTAATGACATTCATCCAGAATATGGAGTTGTCAATGTATTTCCAATACCTATTTCTGAAATGGAACGTGAAGAAGGCTTTGATCCAGAAGATCCAGGNGCAGTTAGATTTAGGTGGGTTACTCAAGGCAACAAGATGCTTGAAAATTGGCAAATTTCTCACTTTAGGCTTTTAGGAAATGATGCATTCTTACCATACGGCTCATCAGTTTTAGAAGGTGCCCGAAGAGTATGGCGACAACTCATTCTTATTGAAGATGCTATGTTAGTTTATAGAGTGATTAGATCTCCTGAGCGTCGTGTTTTCTATATCGATGTAGGCAACATTCCTCCTGAAAATATTGCAGACTATCTAGAACAAGCTCAAACTTCTTTAAAAAGGAACGCTGTAATTGATAAGACAACAGGCCAAGTAGATTTAAGATACAATCCTCTTTCTGTTGATGAAGATTATTTTTTACCAGTTAGAGGTGGAGATACAGGAACAAGAATTGATACACTAGCTGGTGGTTCTAATACAACTGCAATTGAAGATGTAGAATATATACAAAAAAAGCTATTTGCAGCACTTAAGATACCTAAAGCTTATCTAGGCTATGATGAAGATATAGGTGCTAAAGCAACTTTAGCGCAAGAAGATATAAGATTTAGTAGGACAATCCAAAGAATACAAAAAACAATAATATCAGAGCTAAATAAAATTGCAATGATTCATTTATATACTCACGGTTATTCAGATGAAACGCTTTTAGACTTCAACTTAAAACTAAGTAATCCTTCAAGTATTGCTCAACAACAAAAACTTGAGCTGATAAGGACTAAATTTGACATAGCAAGCGCATCCCCAGAAGGTTTTGTTGATAAAGAATGGATTAGAAAACACATCATTGATCTTAACGACGATGAAATTGCTAGAATTGAAAAGGGTCGTGAAAAAGATAAAATTAGAGACATGGAACTTGAAGGTCTGCAATTACCTCAAAAAGACAGCTTAATGTTTGGTGACGAAGGAGGAGATGAAGCAGGTGGAGGAGACGATGCAGGTGGAGGAGCTGACTTATTTGGTGGCGGAGGAGATGATGCAGGTGGAGATGATGAAGCAGGTGGAGATGAAGGCGGAGGCGGTTTAGGTGATCTCTTTTCAGGTGAAATTAAAAAAGGAGGCCTCATGTCAGAAGAAGAATTTGCTGTATATGATAAACTTCTAGAAGACGACGCTGAAGACGAAAAAGATAGTGATAAAAAAACTAAACCAATAAAGGCAAATGCAAACAGCACAGGTCTTACTTCAAAAGACCTTAATCCTAAACTTGGCGGCTTAGGACCTCAAGACACAGGTATTCATGCAACTAGAGGAAATTATTCAAAAAATCCAGTTTCTGTAATAAAATCTTCTGACTTGATGGATGGCGTTATTTCACAAAGTCCAGTTTTTAGTGATTATATAAATAAACAAATTAGCATGAGAATGACAAAAGACTTGGAGAAAATGTCAGATAAGCTAAATATTGGTATTAAAAATAAATTGCTAAGTGAATCAAATGACAACGATTACGACATAGTTATAGATGATAATCTATTTGAAGAAGGGGACAACGACTAATGTCTAGATCTCATAATAAAAAAAGAAATGTTGGTATTATTTACGAGCAAATTGTTCTTTTTATTTGCAATAATTTGTTAGAAGAAAACAAAAAAGATGCAGAATTAGCAACTAATATAATTGGCAAACACTTTAAAAAAAATACTCAATTATATAAAGAACATAAGCTGTTTAAAGCCTTAATAGATACAAACAACGTATCAGATCAGCTCGCTTCATCTATTATTTCTGAAGCGAAAAAAGCATGCAATAATATGTTTGATAGCAAAAAGCTTGAGAAAGAAAAGTCTTTGCTAATAAAAGATTTAAATTATTGTTTTGGTAAAGGTAAAATTTTTGAAGAAAAAATCTCTGATTATAGAATGTTTGCAACTATTCAAACTCTTTTAAATGAGTGGCGAGATATTGACTGTGACTTTGAAAAAACCACAGAGTATGAAATAAAGCTTCACCGCAGACTTACAGAGAACAAAAAAGAAGATAGGCCTAACATTCCAATTAAAGTTGACCCACTAACTTACAGAATAATGAACAAAAAGTTTAATGAAAAATATAACCCTATTTTAAATGAGTCCCAACAAAAACTAATTAGCAATTTTATTAAAGATGATGTTGACTTAATAAGTGACAGTTATAGAGCATTAAAAGAAAGTTGTATTAAAAAACTAGATAGTTATATAAAAACATGTAATAACAATATTATTGTTGAGAAAAATAAAAACATAAGATCCAAAATTATCAACTTAGACAGTAATGATCTTACAAAAGAAAATCTTCAAAAGTTTTTAATTATTGCAAAATTAAAAGAAGAGTTAGCAGGAGAATAAAATGGGAGCACAAAGACTTATTACAGAGTGGGTTAATTTTGAATACGACCCAAAAGTAATTAAAGAGCAAAGACAACCTGGGCAGCCTTTAATAATGAAAGGTATATTACAAAAGTCTGAAACTCTTAATCAAAATGGCAGAGTTTATCCAAAAGCTATTCTCGAAAGAGAGATTAGAAACTATCAGAAATTTATTAAAGAAAATAGAGCACTTGGTGAGCTTGATCACCCAGATTCTTCAGTAGTTGAGCTTAAAAATGCTTCGCATAATATTAAAGAAGCGTATATGGAAGGTAATATTGTTTACGGAACCGTTGAGATACTTAATACGCCTAGCGGTCAAATATTGCAATCTTTGGTCGAAAGTGGTGTAACTTTAGGTATTTCTTCTAGAGGCGTCGGTAGCACGAGAACTGAAGGTAATATGCAGATCGTTCAAGACGACTTTCAGCTTATTTGTTGGGACTTTGTTAGTGAGCCTTCAACTCCTGGTGCATTTATGATGAAAGAAGGAAAAGAAGTGACTCCTCAATTTATTAATAACGTATTTAACAAAACAGATAGAATAGATAGAATTTTTAACGACATATTGGAGTGGAAATAATGAGCTTTGACTGGAATGTAGAATCAAATCACAATCATGTAGCAAACTACCAAGCTAGTGGTCTTCCTTTTACAACTCAAGTAGCAGGAGGAACTACAGTAGAGCTCCCAAGAGTTTCGAGATGGGTTGTGCTAAGAGCTGTTGGAGGCCCAATTACTGTATTTTTTAAAGAGGGTAACGTAGCTAATGGATTTACTATTGCAACTGGCGAAACTACACCACGACTTGAGCTAAGATGCGCTAACATATATACAAGCGCCACCGACGTCGCCCACAAATTACATGTGATTGCAGGACTAACTACTTGTAGTGTAAAAACTTTTATTCCTGACACTAACTTTTTATACCCAGATCCATAAGAAAGATTAATTTAATGGCAAAAGTAAGTAGAAGCATGCTTAAGAGCATTGTAAAAGAATGTTTAGTAGAATTATTAGCAGAAGGTTTAAGTGGTGGAGATACATCTTCATTGAATGAAAGCCTAAACATAGAATCTAAAGCTACGTTTAAACAGGAAATGATGCCAGAAGAAAGAAAAAGCGTAAACAATGTAGTAAATCCGGATTTTGAGCAAAAAACAAAACAGATTATTTCTCAAACTACTAATGACCCTATTATGGCATCAATATTAGAAGATACTGCACAGACAACTTTGCAAGAACAGAATACAGCTGATCGTCATAATAAGTTTACAGCTAAACCTGCTGACACATATAGTCAAATTGCTAATGAGTCTGATCCTATGGAGATGTTTGGAGGCTCTTCAAATAAATGGGCTGCGTTAGCATTTTCAGATAAATAAAAAAGAAAGTTTTAAAAATAATGTTTTTAGACATATTTAGTAATATATTAATTAAAAAAGAAACACAATATGGAGTTTATTTATGTCTAGAACTAGAGAAAGAATGGTTAAAATTACACCTTCAACAATTAGAAGACTAGTTAAAGAAGAACGAGCACGTTTAAACGAGACTTTAGAACTTAAAATGAAGCACCCTTCAGATGTTGCTAAAAAGACGCGTGAAGTAGATGCTAGTGGTTATTCAGATACACTTGCTAAGTGCATGGACTATTATCAAATGTGTAAGCTCAAAGAAAGCAAGCTAATTGAAGATCTTAAACATCTTCAAGAAGTTAAAAGAGAGCTTAAGAAACGCATACTTAAAGGTATATAATAATTTTTTTTAAGCTTTAAGAAAGGATCATAACATGGCAGGTTACAACGGAAGAGGCAGTCAAGTTCAATCAAATGCAACTGCTGTAAATAGTCAAATTAAACAACAAAGAAATGCTGTAAATGCAACAAATGGTGGCCAGTTAAATACTAATGCAGTTACTGCTGGGTCTGTTTCTGGAATGGGAATATCAAGAGATCAGACTTTAAATATGTTTCCTCGTTTTAATGGGCAAGAAATAATGGAAAATTCTTTCAATACCTTCCTGTCAGACGTTGAGGCGTCGGAACATCCAGACTTTCCAGAAAAGTTTTTACCTAGTAAATTCAGATCAAACGCTACAATTATAAATGCTGCGCAGAACGCTCAAGCAGATGAGGCTGTTGATTTTCCTTTAATAGGTTTAGGACCTAATTTAAAAGCTCAGGATATTGATCAAGTTCGCCTAGGCAATGTTCAAAGTATGCCGCCGACGCTCCCTCCTATTTTAGAAAGAAAAGGCGGGTTTGGTATTACAGATCCAGAAGACAAAGCCTTAACTATGGGATCTTATTTTAAAGATAGATATAGCGTAAATACATCAAATGCTCCAACAAGCTCTGTTGTTAAAGGTGAGCGAGATTCTGTAGAAAACGATCCTTACGACTATAATCAATAAGGTTTTATAAAATATGCCAAATGCACCATTTTACAATGGAAACACAAATCCTAATGCAAAAGGTGGTGCATTTGGGTATGATGGAAGAACTGGATTAGGAATTGGTTCTTTAACCAAAGGGCCTGCGAGTGGTATTGGAAGTAATTGGAGCATGGGTGATGCATTAAGTTCACCAAAAAGTGAATTTGATTACGAAGAAAAAGAACAAGTAAAAAAATTTATTATAAATGCAAATACTACTGTTAAAGAGTTAGCATTGTTTGCGGGTTTAATAGAAGAAGATGACTTTAATGAGCTTGAAGCTGATATTGGCTCTAAAGCACACACAGCTTTCAATAGAAGAGCAACTGATAGTTTAGCTCATAGAGGAACTGATGTATCAAGTCTTGGTGGTTTAGGAAATAGCATGGCAGGTGTAATAGGTTTGTCAGCTGGACATTATATTGATGGTGATATTGTTTCTGAAAATAATTTAAGACTATATATAAAAGAATTGCTAATAAACGAGTTATCAACTTCTAGCGGCAGAATTGCAGTTATGTCTAGACCAAAAGCAAAAAATACTGGAGGCAAAAGAAATAGTGATCCTCTTTCTATCGACACAGCATCAGCTTCAACCAATACATCAGATCCTGTTAACATTAGATCAATAGTTAAAACTCAAAACAAGAATCCAATAACAGGACATATTCCTACAAGTAGAAGTGCCTTTAATCATAAAGGATACGGGCAAAGCAGGTCTAATACAACTGATGGCGGTGAAACTGTTGGGAAAAATAGAGTTAACTTAAACTATAGAAAACAATCACAAAATTTTGACAAAGATAATACGTCAACAAGTGAAGAGTTGATTTTGAGCTTAAGTCAAGAAGAAATAGACAAAAGAAACGTTGAACTTTATAACGCTAAATAATTAGTAAATTATGAAGTAGATTAATATATAGTTAATATAACTAAAACTTTGCGAGTATATATAATGAGTAATAATTTATATTTTGAGGCTATAAAAGAAGCTGAGCAGCTTAAGTATGCAGCTGAAGAAAAGGCAAAGCAACAAATTATCGAATCTATTTCACCACAAATTAAACTTTTAATTGAAAAGAAAATGTCTGGTGAAGATAGTGAAGAACGTGATAATGAGATTGCAGAGTCTGAAGATGAGTACGGCATGGAAGTTGCTGAGAATGAAGAAGAATGTGGTAGTGAATCTTTGAAAGCAATGCAAAATGAAGTTGCTTTAGATGAAGAATCAAGACAGATTCTTAGAAAATTTGTTAATGATAGCGCAAAAAAGAATGCTATTGTTGAAAAAATAGAAGATCTTCGCGAAGCAATTAAAACTATTCGAAAAGCTGTTATACTAACTGAAAACGTTAAAAGCTCAAACAAGAGTAAACAAAAAATAAATATGCTTTTTAAAAATATTGTCAACGAAGCAAAAAATATTAAATCTAACAGTATAATTAAAACTGATAATACTATATTACAAGAATATTATAAACTTTTAAAGGAGTTACATAACATGTCGACACGACGTAGAAATAAAATTGACGAGACACTCGAAGATCTCTTAGAAATGAACCTCTTTGAAGACGAGGGTGAAGATGAAGAGGGCGATGCAGATTTAGATGATCTCATGAAAGATCTAGATGATCCAAAAGACTCAGATGACGATAGCGATTCTAGCGACGACGATTCTGATGAGATGTCATCACTTAGCGACGCTTCAGAATCTGAGATTAGACCTGAGACAACTGTTGAAGAACTAGCAATGATGGCTGGTCTTATGGAAGACTCAGATGAGTCTGATGATGAATCAGCTGATGAGGATATGGACGAGCTTAATCTTGAAAGTCTATTTGAGACTGATGAGTCAGAAGACGAGTTAGCTATGGACTCTTTACGCGCTGGACGTGAAGAAGAAGGCGAGAACTGTGGCCCGGACGAGATGGCTGAGTCATTTAGACGTCGTGATCGTGTTTTAGAAATTGATGAAAATATGCTTAGAAGAGAGATTGGTAAAATGAAGGCTATTCGCGAAGGAGAAGCTAGAGATATGGCTTCACACTTTGGTGGTGGTTCAATCGAAGGTGAGGCTTTTGTTGACGGCGTAGAACTCAACAAGCTTCATGAGATGAAGATTAAAGCTGCAAAGGTAGTACGCATGAATCGTATGCTAGAAAGCAAGCTTTCTCAATATAAAAAGGCACTTCGAGGAATGAAGGGCCAGCTCACAGAGATGAACCTATTTAACGCGAAACTCCTTTATGCTAACAAACTCATGCAGAACAGAGACCTTTCAATTAAGCAACAACGCCACATTGTTGAGTCTCTTGATGAAGCAAAGACTATGGGTGAGGCTAAGATTCTTTTTGAGAGCCTTTCTAAGTCACTTGTAAGCAGTCGTCCTACCAAGCGTGGTGGAAACCTTTCAGAAGGTGCTATTAGACGTAGATCTGGTTCTTCATCGACACCAGTTAGAAGTGCACAGCCACTTAATGAGTCAGTAGCTCTTGATCGATGGGCAACACTAGCTGGTATAAAGAAGTAAGAATTTTTTAAAGTAATATAAATAAAGGAATAAAACATATGAGTTTTACACTTAACAAGTTAACAGAAGGTATTAGAGACCGCCACGTAGGCCAGCAAAATAAGCGCCTCGTTGAGAAATGGTCTCGCACTGGTCTTCTTCGTGGTATGGAAGAAGTTAATCGTGAGAATATGGCTACTCTTCTTGAGAATCAGGCCGCACAAGCTCTTCGCGAGAATAGCACAATGGGTGCAGGTGATGTTGGTGGTTTCACAAACATTGCTTTCCCAATTGTTCGCCGTGTATTCGGTGGTCTTATCGCAAACGAGCTAGTTTCAATTCAACCTATGAGCCTACCAAGTGGTCTTCTCTTTTATCTAGACTACACATACGGTGATGCTCAAGGTCCGTATGCTAAGGGCGATTCAATCTATGGTGGACCTAAAGGACGTAAACTCCAGGGTGGTGCTGATGCTGTAGGTGGTCAATACGACCTTGTAGGTAGCGGCTATTCTAAAGAGTACGGAACACAAGCCTTGGCAGCAAGTCGTATCAAGACAGCGGCTGCTGACGGCGACCTTATTGGTGTACCTGCTGCAGGCGTCTTCGGTCAAGCTGAGGCAAATGCTTTAGACGATAAAATTCTTGCAACTGATGCAGATCATCTTAAACTAATCCAGCATGATCCACAGCTTTTAGATAAGCTTGCACTCGGCCAGAAATATATTTTTGTGGGTGTTGACTTAAGCAACAATGATTTTGCAACTGCTGATCTAGAAGCAGTAAGATCATTCTCACTAACTGATTTAAAGCTCGCTGATAATACTCAAATAAGTCTTGCACTTGATGATGATATGCAAGGAGAAAGTTCAACTTCTCATAATGTTAGAAGACTTAACCAGATTGGTAAGTTTGTTAGCGGTAAATTTGTTGCTGATGCAACAGTTGACAGATCTGAAGCTGTGCTTTTAACTGTTGTTAGAATTATCGCTAATGGTCTTGGAGCAAACGCACTTGCTGCAGCTGGTGCTGATCAGATTGCGTCATCATTTGTTAAAGCTGATCAATTAGGAATGTCAACAGATCAGCCGTTTGGTGAGGTTTCTGCAAAAGATGGCATGCCACTTGAGGCAAATAGCACTATTCCAGAGATTGATATCAAGATTGAGTCAATTCCTGTAACAGCACAAACACGTAAGTTAAGAGCAAAATGGAGCCCAGAGCTTGCTCAAGACCTTAATGCATACCACTCAATGGATGCTGAGGTAGAGCTTACTCAGATTCTTTCTGAGCAAATTGCGCTTGAGATTGATCGTGAGATTCTTAGTGATCTTCTTAATGGCGCACAAGGTGCAAACTTCTTCTGGAGTCGCTCACCTGGTAAGTTTGTTAACAAGCGTACTGGTGCAGAGATTGCTCGTGCAAGCACAGTTAACCCTGGTCCTGCTTTCACTGGTACAGTTCGTGAGTGGTATGAGACTCTAACTGAGACAGTTATTGACGTTGCTAATGAGATTCACCGCAAGACTCTACGTGGTTCTGCGAACTTTATCGTAGTTTCTCCTGACGTTGCAACAGTTCTAGAAGCATCTGTGCTTTATCGTCCAAGTTATAGCATTGATGGCGACGGACAAGTTGGTGCTCCATTCACAATGGGTGCTGAGAAGATGGGAACTCTTTCAAATCGTTTCACAGTTTATAAAGACCCATACTTCCCGCGCAACAAGATCCTTGTTGGTTATAAGGGCGGAAGTTACCTAGAGACTGGTTTCGTTTACGCTCCATACGTTCCATTGATCGTAACACCTACCATCTTCCAGCCTGAGGACTTTACACCACGTAAGGGTGTGATGACTCGCTACGGTAAGAAGATGGTTCGCGCTGATTTCTACGGTACAGTTACATGCCTCGACATGAACATTATCTAAGTTTAAAATTTAGATAGCCTGCGAAGGCAATAGCTCCTTAATTAGAAAAACCGCTTAAATGCGGTTTTTTTATATCTGTTTGAAGCTGTATTTTACTTTTTAGGTTGCAAATAGTAAATTAGGTACTATGCTTAAAAAGCTTAACTGTGTTCATTAAGATAATAGCATTTTGATGTATTGTCTAATAAGAGAATCAGCTTGCAACTCTGCTTCTTCTTCTGGAGTATTCGCTCTTAAGTTCGAAGCTTCTTCAGGAAAAGCCATTCCCATGTGCATTCTTGCATGCTTGCCCATTTTTTGGACGATTTCAAAAGCTATTTCTTTTGAGTATCGAGTGCCAAACATACTACTGTTGCTACTAAATTTTCTATCTCTGAATAATTTTTTAAGAGTTTCCCTTACAATTGAAAGCTCTTTGCCATATAAATGGCTACTACCATCTTCAGAAATACCAATAAAGTTTTTAAAGAAGTTTTTTATTCCTTTTGCTGAATTGTAGTTTTTACCTGTAGATGTTGTAGCTATTTTTTGCATAATATCTTTAGGAAAAGCTTTGTTGTTCTGAGTAAATACATCAATTAAGATATTTATAAGCCGCGTATGTAATTCTATTTTTCCGTAATGTTTTACAACATGATTTATTTTTTCTCTCAAGACGTTTGTTGTTTCTTCACTTCCTATTATTTCCATATCAATCTTTTGAATTGCGTTTGTTGCTAAACTTCTTTCATGTGTTGATTCATAGTGGGTGTTGTCTTTAGAAAATAATTGTTTTACAAATTGACTAAAATAAACTTTTCTTTTTTCTGTAGGAATAAAGTCTAAAAATGACAATATTAGTAGCACAAATTTTGGTATTTCAAGATTATATTGACGATAATAGTTGTCAATAAAATTTGATGATGTTATAAATACTTTAGATTTATTTTGAATGTTTTTTATAACATCATCGATGTTTCTTTTACCTGATAGAATACTCATGCGAGCATTATGCAAAGTTTGAGCAACAATAAAACTTTGCGATCTAACAGACAAAGTTTTAAATATTTCATATGCGTATTTAAAGTCAAAGTCTTTCGTTGAATTATCTAGGATAACCATGTCAAAAAACGAGCGACAAGCGTCGACGTCTTCTAATTCATCATTACCATAAGCTCTATCAGTATGTTCAGCAATATTGCTTAAAGTTAATGGATTTAAGTCTGTAACATTTTTCTTATATATATTTAAGAATGTTATAAAGTTTATAAAATAGTCATTACCTTTAAAAATATCTTTGTACGAAGTTAAATCATTAAATATGTCAAATTCCTCTTGATTATAAGACATATTAAGCGAATTGCCTTTTTCCATATTATTCGCAATTAGTCTGTATAGAATATAAGCATCACTACTTCCTAAATAATCTTTTATTAGTCTGAATGTTTTGTATTCTGTTAATACACTTTCTTTTATTTTTTGATAAGCATCTTTATCAAGACTTAAAAATTTTCTTTTGTCATTACTTTCTTCGCTTAGGTATTTACTTAACTTTGATCTTGCATCTTCAATAATATACCTTGTCGCAAGACTTAAATCGATATTTACTATTAAATCTTCGCTTGAATCTTCACTTTTTTCTTGTAGCTGATTTACAAACATATTAGGATATCTAAAAATTAAATGTGAAATAAATACATCAGGTCTAAACGATCTTCCTGAGGATAAACCTCCTGTAATTTTATTTAGTGAATGCGTTCCAAACTCTGAAATGTAAGATTTTATTCCTTGCGACCTCATTAACATATCGTATATTTCTATGTTTTGCTTTGTAAGACCTTCTGACTTTTTTTGAACTTTATAAGGATTTAAATACGCACTGTACTCATCACTTTCTAACACTAACTTTATTATTCTTTTTAAGTTATTTGTATTGTTTGTATTACATGCAATTGATAAAGCACTTTTAAACTCACTAAAGCTAAGTTCTTTAAAACTATACGCAGATGACATTAATTTTTGAATTTCTACGAAAGCATTAAAATATCTTGGGTGAGATCTTTGATTTAGTATTTTATTTTTTAAGTTATTATAGATCTCTTCTTTAGGATATGTGCCCTTAACATTAAAAAAGTCAGAAAAATACAACGTTTCAGCACCTAAATTATCAAATATATAATAAGCTACACTATCCACAATTACTTCAGCCATGTTTTCTTTAGAGAGCGACGTTTCTGTACACATTAACTCATATAGGTTCATAGCATTTTCAACACCTGCAAATGCAAAAGATTGTGCAAAGCAATTTTTTAATTCGTTAACATCGTTAAGTTTACAAAGCCCAATAACGTTATCTTCAAGCTCAGAAACATTTGCTTGTAAGTCAACTTGCTTAGGAAGTTTTGCAATCTCTTCTTCCATTTCATTTGTTATGTATTCGTACAAAAAGGTGCTATTAACATGTTGATTATCAAAGTCACAAGTTTCTTCTACGTCAATAGATCCACTTTTTTGGACTTTAAGACTGATTGCATAAGCTTCGTCTCCATACTCAACGTTTTTTGAATGAGCAATTGCTACATATTGACTAGAATTATAGCTATTCCAAGTTGCTTCGCCTCTGTAAGTACACCAAGTTAAACCGCTTATACTAAGCACATCTTCGATCACATGTCTAAATGACTGATAGCTCGTAGGGTAAACAATTAACATGTCGTCATCTTCATAAATTTTTATTAATGAATCACTAAACATATCACTAGAAACTGCTGCTCTTTTTTTATAACCTTTAGCAAATGTCATTCTTTTCATTATGATGTTAAAGTCAAAGTTTCCTTTGTCAATTTCATCTTTTTCTTCTTTTCTTGCAATATCATAATATACACGCATATAAAGATCAGCAGCTTTAATACAAGTATTGATATCTACGTCAACAGACTTTTCTATATACTGTATTATACTGTCAAACATCGGAAGAACTTTTTTAAATTCAATAAACTCACCATCAGAATTCTTATGTTTTCTAAGTTGTTGAATTAAAACTTCTTCAGCCTCTTTAAGTTTCTTTTTGTCTTTTTTCCCTTTAAGTTCTAATAGTTTTGTTACATGTACTATTTTTATAATTTCTAAAGCTATATTCTTCTCTTTTACTGCAGTCGCTTCAAATAACTCTAATCTATACTCTTTTTCTTCTTTAGATAAAGTTATAGGCTTTAAATCTTTTTCGTTGACCTTTATACCTTTTCTTTTTCTAATCTCAACACTTTTTTGTCTAGACGCTTCTTTTTCTTTATACTCATCTTGTAATTTATACAAGAATTCGTTTGTTTGTAGTTGTGTTAAGTGCTTTTTTTTATTAAATAAGTTATCATCTATTTTATCAAAAGCTTCTTCTACTGAGTTTATTGTAGGATCACCAATTAACTGTGGTTTTTCTTTGCAAAGCTTGATTGTTTTTTCTAAAAAGTTTTTTGGTGTTATGATTGCCATTTCGTTTAATAGCAGACTATTTTTATAAAAAACTTGTTTTAACGAATATTTTGTCATTTTAAGACCTTTTAGTAATATTTATACTTGCATTATAATTATAGTCTATGCTTATAAAAAAGGAAATATAATGAAAAACAATACAAAGCTTATAATGGAAACGTGGCGCCGGTTTTTAAAAGAAGGCCTTGAAGGTATTGACGAAGACGGAATGGTTAGAGATGAAAGCGAAGAAGAGGTTAATGCTTCTGATCTGCCTCCTGTAGAGGACAGCGAACTTGCACTTGCAGGTGATTTAGAAACGATAGATAGCATGCGAGGAGAGCCTTTTGACGACGAATACAATCCTGACGGC